GCGAAGCACGACCGCCCCGTCGTCGTCGTCGCTCTTCGACACCGACTCGCGAGGGTTCGCGCTCGCACTCTCCGCCGCCGCTGCGTCCGCGAAGCGCTTCCGCGCTCCGACCTTCTCGGCTTCGACCAACGCGTCGCGAAGCGCGATGATCTCCGATGCCATCGCCGCGAGATCCGGAGCCGATACGTGCTTCGCTCCGAATCGACGAGTGAGGTTCACCGTCCGAGCTTCGGTGCGACCGCCCTTCAACGCTTGCGAGATCACACCGTCGGCGGTCGGGTCGATTCCGTTCGGCGGGATCGCGTCGTCACGCGTCGGGATGAACCGATCTTCGCCTTCGGTGTCGAACGGAATCCCGACCTGCGTGAGCATCTCGGGCTGATAGATCCAGTCCGCATCGATCTCGGGGAGCTTGCGATCGAAGACGAGTTCGCCGACGAGTTCACGCGCGTCCGCCGCGACGAGCACGTTCGCACTCTTGAGCTTCGCGATGATGTTCGCCATGACTTGCGGATCGCGAACCTGCACCGAGTTGCTCACGAACTTCCAGTAGCGAACGTCGAGATCTGCGAGCACGAAGCGATTGATCGTGAAATCGAACTCGACGCGCTCGGGTCCGAAGACCTGTCGCTCCGCGAACTCCAACGCGGCTTCGGCAGTCGAACGATTGAAGTCGCGCACGTCTCCGCGGAGCATCCGCGGGAGTCGGAACATGATCCCGACCTTGTCCGCGTTGCGCTCGTCGTACTTCTGGAAGAGCGCGTCCGACTGTTGCGCCTGCGTGAGCGGACGAAGCTCGATCTTCATCCGACCGTTGTTCTCGATGTCGCCGCCGGTCGGCTCGGCTTCGATGATCAGGATCTTGTGGAAGTTCTTCTTCCCCTTGATCTGATTCTCGACGTAGCTCTCGATCCGCTTCACCGAATCCGCGGACACGCGACCACCGCTCACGAGCATCGCCAACGGCGGAACCGACTTGTTCTCGAAGTAGAGGTAGTTCACCTCTTCCGCGTGTCGCGTACCGAAGACCGAGAGCAACGCGCCGACCCAACGCGGAACGCCGTACGGTGTTCCCGATGATGGGATCCGGAAGTGGAAGACTTCGGTCGCGGTCGTCGCGTCCGCGCCTTCCTTCGCCTTCATCGCGAGATCGTTCGTGTAGTACGTCCCGGTCTTCGACGACATGACTCGCGGATCGCCGAGTTCTTTGAAGAACACCGTCGAGCGCGGCGAGCCTTCGACGATCTGCACGAAGCGTCGAAAGCGACGCGAGCGCTTCTCGCGGATCACCGTGATCGGAGTGAGGCGACGCGGAACGATCACCGGCACGAACTCGCGCCCCTGCGTCGTGAGTCGCATCGTGGACACGGGAAGATAGACGAACTGCGTCACGCGTCCGCGGTCGTCGCGGAGGATCTCCCAATACGCATTTCCCGTGACTTCGAGGTCTTGTCGCGTGCGACGTCGAAGCGACGTGAACGACTCTTCGACCGTGCACGCGTCGAAGAACGAGAGCACCCGCATTTGTTCGAGCGCCATCGCTTGATCGACGAGCTTGATCCGTTCGGCGACTTCGTCTTCGCTCGGAATCGGATCGACGGCTGAACCCTTGTCGCGCGCTTCGAGTCGTTCGAGGTAGATCGCGTCGCGAACGATCTTGCGAGCATCGTCGCCCGAGAGCGAGACCGAGGGCTCCAAGTGGAAGCCGTTCGCGTCGATGTTCGTCGCGTACGCGTCGACGTTCGGTCGTAGCGCCGACGAGTTCTCGAAGAGGTCGTTCAGCACGCGCGGGTCGTACGGCGGAACGATCGCGCCGGCTTGCTCGAAGCTCTTCGTGACTTCGTCCACCGCGCGAGACGTCTCGCGCGCGGTCTCGTCGCCGATGACGAACGCCTTCAACGCTTCGACGCGTTCGCCGATGCCCGGCCCGCTCTTGCCGCCGTCTGCCATCGTCACGCCATCCGCGCGTTGCGCCCGGAGTACATCGCGCTCGGTGTGCCCGAGGTCCACGCCGAAGCCGTGATCCGAATCGCGCGGAACGACGAGTTCAGGTGGTGGTTGTGGATCACGAGGAAGCCCGGTCCCGTCGCGTTGTCGGAGATCCGAGCGTAGTTCGTCCCGTCGATCGTCGCTTCCGCGTGGATCGTACCCGTGAACGCGCCGACCACCGCGATCGCGTGGTCCGTGAAATCCGGAACCGAGATCGGCGCACCGCTGGCGACCGACGTCGGAACTTCGATGGTGGTGAACTCGCTTCGCATCGTCGTCTCCTACTGCCGGCGAATCCCGCCGACGACCATCGCGCCCGGTGCATCGGGCGGAAGTAGCTCGCGCGCGACCTTTGCGACCACGACGCAATTCGGCGAGTGAGCGATCGACGTCACGCGTCGACGATTCGCACGCAGCCGCTTCTCGACTTGTTCGGCTGCACCGTCGACGGTGCGTGCACGAATCGAGAACGCGAGCGCGGGATCTTCGCGGTACGCGCGCGGCGCGCCCGGTTCGACCTCGACCTCGACGAAGACCCTCGCACGGAACTCTCGCGACATGCCGCGAGGATAGCCGCTCTCGTGCGAAAGCGCGAGCCCCTACACGAGCGGGCGAGACCCGCGGCACACCGGGAAGCCGATGCACCCGAAGAACTCGCCAGAACGCCCAGCACGGCGCGCCATCGCGCGACCGCACTCGGGACACGTCGGTCGCTTCACCGCGTCGCCGTACGCCCCGCGGAGCGCTTCGCGGAGCCGTGCGACGAACACCTCGACGCGCGCGCCTTCGTCATCGCCGCGCGGAGCCGTGCGAAGCACCTTCGTCGACGTCGAGACCGCGCGCTCGCCCTCCGGCGTCGGAGCGACGAGCACGATCCGAACCGCGTCGTCTCCGCATCCGCGCACCTTCGCAGCGCCGACCGCGATCGTCGTGTAGCACTTCACCACGATCCGACCGCCGGGGGGAATCAGCACCGCGACGATCTCCGACCCGCTCACGTCTTCGCGATAGCCCCCGTGCTTCGCCTTCACGCACTCGCCGATCTCACGAAGCTCGCGAAGCAAGCGGTCCGCCGGAACCGAAACGTATCGAGCACCCTTCGCCATCGTCGACCATCCTTCCGGGGCAAGCCCCGCCGATGCTCGTAGATATATGCGAAGCGCGACGCGTCGTCAAGCTCTCTCAAACACGATCGGGATCACGACGTACGCATCGCCGCGGAGTTCCTCCGGCGTCCGATCCCACGCGTGCGACGGTCGCTCCGCGACGATCGATCGTTCGCGGTCGAAGACCACGATCTCGGCTCCGCGACTCGCCGCCGCTGCGCGTGCCGTGATCAGCGCGTGGTGCTGCGCATCGTCACCGCGCGCGACGCGCACGCGCCAGCCCGGCACCGGAACGCGCGACACGACCTCGGCCACGAATCGATCGACGCCGCCGGCTTGCTCGACGACTTCGAGCGGCGGCGTCAACGTGAACGCGCACGAGTTCGCCGGCGGTGTCTCCGACGAAGACACGCGGTCGCGGCGAACTCGAACCCGAGGTTGCATCGGTGCCGTGCTCGTGCGCGCCTTGTGCGAGTTGTAGAAGACCTCGATCGCCTTCGGAGTTCGGTCGATGACTTCCGCGATCTCGCGGTAGGTCTTCCCCTGCCGACGTAGCTCGAAGATCGTGTCGATCTCGCTCTTCCCGTATGCGCGCGCTGCTCTTCCCGTCATGCCCCATCATCCGCCACGACGGCGGAATCGGGCGAACGGTAGTGGAGTTCAGCCTTGCGATCCGTGAGCTTCTCCCATCGCGCGATCACGACGTCGATCCACTTCGGTTCGACGTCGACACCGATGCAACGGCGCCCCGTGAGTTCGCACGCGAGCAACGTCGTACCGCCGCCGATGAACAGATCCAGCACGAGTTCGCCCGGCTCCGTGTGTCGCTCGACGAAGCCGCGCACGAGCGCGATCGGCTTGCTCGCGTTGTGCGGTCGGTCGTCGCCCGTCGCTCGGTTCTCGCGGACGATGTTCTTCGAGTTCACCATCCGATTCCCCGTGACCTTGCGCGACGCGATCGAAGTCAGCGGCGGATCGACGACCGAGAACAGCACGAGTTCGTGGCATTGAGCGTACATCGAACCGAGTCCGCCGCCCTTGTCCCATACGACCATGTTCTTGATCGGAAGCGACGCGCGCCGATGCGCCTCGACGAGCGCTGCCCACGAACGCCAGTCGCAGAAAAAGAGAAGGTGCGCGAAGAGCCGCGAACGTAGCGCGGCGGTCTTCACGATCATCTCGAAGAACGGAACCACCATCCGATCGTCCGCGATGCTCGCGCCGATGCCGGTCGACGATCCGAAGATCGCGTACGGCGGATCAGTGATCACGGCGTCGACCTTCGCGTCGTCGGGAAGCACTCGATCGAGCGTCGTCGGAACTCCGGTGTCACCGCACACGAGGAAGTGATCGCCGAGCTTCCACACGTCGCCGAAGCGCGCACGACGCACCGCCGAGATCTTCTCGTAGTACGCATCCGCCGCCGCCGCGCGCTCTTCGACGTCTTCCGCCGTGATCGTGCGCTTCTTTCCGCGTCGACCTCCCGCGAGGTCTTCGAGCGCCTTCGACCGCTCGCTCTTCTCGTCGACGTCGTCGCCAGTGTCGCCGCCGATGTCTTCGAGAAGCTCGTCGAGCGCGCTCGTGTCGAAGCCGGTTCCTTCGAGCGCGTCGAGCGCGCGCTGGTCTTCGAGGATCGCGGCCAGCCCCGCGTCATCCCAGCCGCCGATTTCGACCAAGCGATTGCTCGCGACGAGATACGCCTCCGCCTCGTGCTCGTTCGCGAAGCCGACGCCACGAAGCACCGGCGCACACCACTCGCCGTCGTCGCGCACACGCACGCGCCGCGGCGGAGGAAGCCCGCGCTCGCGCATCCGTTCGAGCGTCTCCGCTCGACCATGCCCCGCGACGATGCGCTTCGTTCCTTCGTCGAACACGATCGGATCGACGAAGCCGAATCGACGGAGGCTCGCCTCGATCTCGTCGAGGTCGTGCTTCTTCGGGTTGCGCGGCCAGCGCGCGATCTCTGTCAGCGCGACGAGTTCGATCCGCGGTGTCTCGTCGACGACCGACGTCTCCGGCGCGCGCACGCGTCGCCGCTTCGGGCTCTCTGCCATGGGTTCCTCCTACCTGCGAGAGCCGAGCCTAGCACCTCACGCCGCGAGAGAGCGCCGAATCGCTTCCACGACTTCCGGCATGCGCTCGTCGGGAAGCGGAAGTCCGCCGACCTCCGGCCCACCGATGACGTATCGACCGCGCTCGCCGTCGACTCGCACGACTTGCTTCGCTCGAATCCAGTTGTCGACTCGCACGCCTGCACTCGCGAAGTCCGATCGCGTGAGCACCTCACCCGCGCGGAGCCGAAGACACAATCGCGCGGCCGCGAGCTTCCACGGCGAGATCGTGCGCGGGCTCGGAACCCCCGCCGGGATCTCGACCTCGACTCCCACCGGCGGAACCCAACACCGCCCCGCGACGATCTCGCGCCGCGGCCCGCTGCGAAGCATCCACACCGGCCCGAGACCCGCTCGCAAGTTCCGCGGCGTGAAGACTCCGATCCGAAGCTCGCTCGCGATCCGCGAGAACGGAACCGTCACCGCCGGCACGAGCACCGCGACCACGTCCGGCGACCGCCGGCGCGGAGCGACGATCGACTGCCCGAGCACGTCGAGCCCGGCGCGTAGCTTCGCCTGAACCCCGATCTGCTCTTCGGTCTCCGGCTCGACGAGGATCATGTCCCAGCCCGAGCACTCCGGCACCACGCGGAACCCCTCCCGCTTCGCTCGCTCCGCGAGCACGTCGCAGAGCGCCGCCTCGCTTCCCTTGAACTCAGCCCGCGGATCGTCTCGTCGGATCGCTCGTCGTCGCATCCTCGAATCCTACCACCTCCGCCCTGCGTGTCTTCGTCGGAGACACGCACTCACGCTCTCGACGTCCCACACCGTCTTCGTTTCATCGGGGGGTCGTAGACCCCCCGCACGTCGACGCGTCGCGGAGCGACCGTCGACGTTCGAGGTACCCCCGAACATTGTCCCCCCCTTTCCCTCCCACACCCTCCCTTTTCCCCTATCTCCTATTGGATCGAAGAACGAAGAACCCATGATTCTCTACTGTTTCGAATAGGTGCCTGTAGCTTCTAGCGCGCGCGCACGCGCACGCGTGTATAAGGTCGCGCACGCGCGTATAAGGACGTGCGCGCGCGACCCGCGCCGGGCTCCGCGGCGGAAGCCGCCCAGCGCCCGCACGAGGGCTTCGGCGGTCGCGGAGCTACCCTCGCCCCACCTCGGGCTCGGGAAGCCCGTGTAGACACCTCCGCGCGCCGGGAACGGCTATCGAACCTGCCCCGCGATCGGCGTCGACTCCGACACGACCTCGAAGCCGTGGTCGCGCGCGACTTGCTTCGCCGCTGCCTTGCGCGTCTTCCGCGCGGGACCGTCCGCCGGCGTCGACGTCGTCGGCTCGAAGTACGCGCTCACGCCCCCGACGCATCCGAACGACCCGAGCCGTTGCACGCGCCAGCCTTCGAGTCCGGGAAGCTCCGCGATCCGATCGACCACCGCGCGCGCTGCGTTCGCACCCTCGATCGTCGAGACCTCGAACGTGATCGAGAACCCCGCGAACTGAAAGCTCTTCACCCTCACTCGGCCCATGCTCATCGATACCTCCCGCACCGCATCGGTGCGCTGAATCAAGCCGCCTCCGCGAACGTCGCGCCGCGAACGCGAGCGAGAGCGTCGACGATCCGCATCGGGGGGTTGGCGAGAACGCCATCGATCCCCATGTAGCTCGCGCCCTCGGCGCGGATGATCTCTCCGCCGATGCGGAAGAGGAAGACGAAGCTCGGGGCTTCGTAGATCGAGTTCGTCTGAACGACGATCGCCTCGCCCCCGTCGAAGGTCCAGGATTGAGTCGCGACGTAGCGCGACGCGATGTAATCCGCGGCCTTCGCCGCGAGAAGCTCGCGAGAGATCGTCGCGTAGGCGACCATCGTGAGGGTGGCGCGGACGGCGGAGAGAAGCGCGTTGATCGTGGTCATTGTCGTTCTACTTTCTCGGGCGAGCCCGTTTGATGTCCTAGATATACGTCCCCCCGTTCCCCCTCGCAAGAGAAAAACGACATGCCCCCGAAAAAAAGTTTCGAGCCCTAGAAATCAGGCGCTATCCGATGACCGAGACCCGCACGTCTCCGCCGTCGTCGACCCCCGGTCGACGCTTGCGGAGCTTGCGAAGCGCGTACGTGCGCGCCATCCACGACGCCATGAGTCGGTCGCCGGCGTGCGCTGCCGGATCGAAATCGTCGAGTTCGAGAAGCCATGCGCGGATCTCGGGGTCTAGCGTTCGCCCGTCGCGGCCGCTCGGAACGATCCATCGGCCGGCATCGAACTCCGCCGCCATGCCTTCGATCCCCGTGACGGGGTCGACCTTGTTCCGCCCGGTCGCGAACGGAAGCACCGGGATCGGGATCTCTTCGTCGGCGTTCTGCGCGACGTCGACCACGAACTTCTGCGCGCCGTTGTCTTCGACGACGGCGACACCGCCGAAGCGCTCCGCGGCGTCGCGCAACGCGGAGAGAAGTTCCTTCGCGCTCCAACGCCCCGAGCGAATCGCGATCGGCTGGCGTTCGCCGTTCGGATGAACGAGCAACGTGAAGACGCACGACACCGCGCCGGTCGCGCGCTTGCTCGTCGCGATGTCGACACCGTGCACGATCACCGAGCCCGCTTCGAGTTCGTCGTCGTCGAGGAAGTCGACGAGCCGATAGCCGCGCCCGTTGCGCGTGCAACGCTCGATCGCTTCCTCCGGGAAGATCTTCGCGGAGTCGTCGCGCGGCTTGCACTCGAACGAACGCGCGAAGTCGTTCGGACCCATGTCGACCTGCGCTTGCCGGATGCGCTCGATCGGCCAGCGCTCCGGCCACGTCGGACGCTTCTCGCGATCCCACACCGGGAACCGAAGCGTCTTCCACCCGTCGCGTTCGAGTTCGTGCGCGAGGTCGTCGCGATGCCACGCGTTTGTCAGGAACGCGACCCACGCTCGCGCTGATAGACGCGACATGACCGACGATCGAAACCACTTCGAGACGTCGGTCCGCGTGTATGCCGTGCGCGTGTTCTCGTAGTCGAGCAAGTCGTCCGCGATCACGATGTCGACGCGCGAGCCGACGATCTGCCCGTGGAAGCCCACGCATTGAATCGAAGGGTCTTTCGAGATCGTCGGTCGCTCGATCTCGATCTTGTCGTCGCGCCATAGCTTGCCGGGAACGAGCTTCGGGAACACCGCGCGAAGCTCCGCGCTCTTCTCGATGTAGAGCTTGATCGCGCTCAGCGTTTTCTTCGCCGCGTCCTGCGTATTCCCGATGATCGCGACTTGCTTCGTCGGGTCGCGCCCGAGTTCCCAAAGCACACGAGCGATCGCGATCTGCGAGGTCTTCCCGCTCTCGGGATGCGCCATGATCACGACGCGCCCCGTCGTGTCGATCGCTTCGTGCATGGCGACGTGCATCGGCGCCTGCTCGATCGGAACGTCGGTCGTCTGATCGCGGATCACGAACTCCGCGAACGCGTGGAAGTCGGTTCGACACAACGCGACGAGCGAGCGCCACGCTACGATCCCCGGATCCTGCTCTTCGGGCGCACTCGCCCCGTTGCCCTGCGTCATGGCGCCAGCGTACCGCGAGCGCTCGAAGAGCGCGATCGCCGGCGCGTGTCTTCGTCGGAGACACGCCCCGAACTTTCTTCGACACCCCGCTTGACGGGGCACGAGGTTAGATATACGTTCGGGGAATCAGGGGCTCGCCCCGGAAGGAAGAACGACGATGACCACCGACTCGACCACGCTCCGCACCGATGCGATCCGCCCCCGCCGCATGAACGGCAAGTGCAAAGCGTGCGGCGCGAAGCGCTCCGCGCTGCTCACCGCGATCGAATACGTCGGAAGCTACTCGAACATCGTCGGCGTGACCGACACCGGCGCGCGACTCGCGCCCGGCACCTACGGTTCACCGCAAGTCGCGTGCGTGGTCCCGTGCGCGTGCGGAACTCGGATCACGCTGAAGCCCGTTCTCGGGCGCGTGGTCGCTTCGATCGCTTGCGATTCGCGTTGCGAGCACGCGACCGGCCACAAGTGCGAGTGCGCGTGCGGCGGTCGGAACCATGGGAAGGCCCACGGCTGAACGTCGAACCGCACGCTTGACCCCCTGATTCGTAGCGGTTTCCGGGAATCGACACCTACCCCGAAAAAAAGTTCGACGAAGAGCTTGCAACCCGGAACGGGGGGACGTATATCTAGGGGGTCAACGGGGCTCGCCCCGAGAAAGAGAAGACCTCCGATGTCGAACACGATCCGCACCGCGAACCGCTCGAACCTCTTCGTCCCCCCGTTCCGCGCGTGGCACCGCTTCGCCCCCGGTTCGATGGTGCGGACCGACGGTCGCAACGCGACGATCCTCGGCTTCGCCGGCGTCGACTCCGCGGCGGTCGAACGCTGGTACGTCACCTTCCCCGACGCCGGCGCGGACTACGTCGAAGAGGTCTCCGACCTCGGTCTCGCGATCGGCTGGAACTGAACCCCCCGAAAAAAAGTTTCGCCGAACGCTTGACACCCGAACCGATCGCCCGTATATCTAATCTCACCAACGGGGCTCGCCCCACCAACCCGGAGACCGCACCATGATCCGCCACCACAACGACACCTTCTCGCACGTCGGAACCACCATCGCGATCGAGCGCTACTACGACGACGGGATCACCGACTACTACGCGATCGTCATGGGCGCCGATGGCGCGCGCGCTTCGGTCTACGTCTCGAACCCCGCGCAAGTTCAGGTCGACGCACCGGCGGACGTCGTCGCGGCGTACCACGCGGAGATCGAAGCCGTGCGCGCTGCACACGCTGCGAAGCGCGCGGAGGAAGCCGCGCGGGTTGCCGCGGAGGAAGCCGCACGCGAAGCCGCGCTTCCGCTGCGCGGTCGCTCGATCGTGGTCGTCCGCGGTCGCAAGGTCGCGAAGGGTACCGCCGGGATCGTGTTCTGGTACGGCGAAACGAAGTTCGGCTGGCGCGTGGGGTTCAAGACCGCCGGCTCCGACGATCCGATCTGGATCGACGCTCGCAACGTCGAGGTCGTGCACGACTCCGCCGCGGCCGCGTGAGAATCCTTCCGGAAATCTAGGGCTCGAAACTTTTTTTCGGGGAGCGGTCGATTCCCGCTTGCGGGCTCCCGCGGTCTAGCGTATATCTAATCTCACCAACGGGGCACGCCCCACCAACCCGGAGTCTCCCGCATGTTCACGCTTTCGCAGATCGCTGCCATCCGCATCGCCTACCGCTTCGCCGGGATGCTGGACATCGAAACCGGAAACGGGTTCGTGAGTTCGATCCACCGCTCGTGGAAAGCGGGCTCGCCCGTCGACGTCGTCTCCGCGATGCACGGGATCGCGTTCGAGTTCTCGAAGATCGAGGATGCGGGGCATCGGCTCCCCGAACTCGAAGCCGCGATCGCGTGCTTCGACTGATTCGCGTACGGGACGCTTGACGCCCCCACCGTTTCGACGTATATCTAAGCTCACCGACGGGGCTCGCCCCGAGAAAGAGAAGACCTCCGATGACGAACACCACCACGCTCTCCGTTGCCGCTCGCGCCTGCGTTCTTTCGTCGCTCGTCGCGAGCTATCAGAACGCGATCGAAGCCTTGATCGCGCGGCATCCAGGCCAGTCTCAGAACCGCGGGTTCTACCTCGGGCGCGTCGCCGGCGCGCGCATCGGTCGCCTTCGTCGCGACGTTCGCACGAAGCTCGGAACCGCCGGCGAGAAGGGCGATCTCGTTCTCGTGTTCCCGCTCGTGTCGCACGACGACCCGCGCTTCGAGTCGATCACGTTCTGGTCGAACGCGAACGAGGTCGAGACCTCCGTCACGAAGAACACGATCGAGATCGTCGGCTGAACGTCGCGCGCTTCGCCTCGGTCGTCGACGCGCTCGACGCTCGCACGAAGCCCGCGACCTCCGCGGCTCGCATCGAAAGGAACCCCGTCATGTCCACGACCGTCTACATCATCCGCAAGCGCTCGAAGTTCGTTCCCGTGATCGTGGACATCCGCGCGAATCAGGTTCGCGCGTCGCTCTCGAAGCACGCGGCTCGAATCTCCGGCTGCACCACCGCGTACGAGACCGGCGTCGGAGAGCGTTCGGTTCGCGCGCTGCTCTCTCGCGACGTCGACGGCTTCGATTCGATCCGCGCGCTGCGAGAGAGCGTCGAGTTCGACCGCGTCGAGTTCGAGCGTCGGCCCGAGTTCGACACCGAGAACCGTCCGCGGATTCGTTCGCGCTCGCGTTCCCTTCCGAGCGTCGGATGATGGTTCGGGGCGAACGATGCCGACCACGAAGCAAAGAAGCTACACCTCCGATCGTCTTCGCCGTGCGAGCCGTCGCGCTGATCTCGTGCGCGATGTCGAGACCGCGGAGCGCGCGCTCGTCGAGTCCGCGCTCCGCTCGGGTCGAGCCGACTTCGACGTCGGGACGCCGCTCGACTTCCTCGCGCGCGTGAGCGTGCCCGCTGATCTCGTCCAAGCCGTCATGCGTGCGCACGCTGCGCTTGCTGCATACGGCGCCAAGCCCGCGAAAGGAACGCCCCCACGATGACCGACGATCCGAAGATCCATGTCCTGAACCTCGACGCGATCGAAGAGAAGCTCAACCGCGGGTTCTCGTTCGGTGCGTACCGCCGCATCGGGCGCGAACTCGTCGCCGCGCTGCGCGCGGAACACGCGGCACGCGTCGCAGCCGAGCGTCGCGCGACCACGCAAGAGAATCGCTCGAACCTCTTCCGCGACGAAGCGCGTCGGCTCGCCGACGACTTGAAGCGCTACACGCTGCCGCCGGAGGTCGTAACGGTTCTCGCGCGCGAAGCCGTGATCGGGTTCGAGGGCTTGCGCGATTCCGTGACGACGTTCGATCGCGAGTCGGTTCGCGTCGACTCCGAACTCGGTGAGATCGGAAGCGCTCTTCACGAACTCCGCACGCGCTACCACCTCGAAACGTCGGACGCGGACCTCGTGAAGATCTCGGGCGAGTGTGGACCGATCGCGAACTTGCACGCGCGGATCGAGAAGCTCGACGACGTGCTCGCGACCGCACACGAATACGCTCGCACGCTCGAACTCGACAACGCCGCGCTTCGTCGCGTGAAGGATCCCGACTTCGACACCTTCCCCGATCCCGGCGTGCTCGAACTTCTCGCGTGCGTGGTCGAGCGCTCCGACGCCGTCGAACTCTCGCACGACGAGCGCACCGCGAACGCGGAGAAGCTCGAAGCGCTGGCGGCGTGGATCGATGCCGCGAGGAAGGCACGCGACGATGGATGACGTCGAGCGGATCGAGCGCATCGGCGCGGAGATCGATCGCGTGCTCGCGCCGGCGCGCTTGCGGATGCGTTCGGCTGCACCGGCGTCGCTCATGCTCTACCCCACGGAACACGACTGGATGAACGACACCGAACGAGCCGCGCTCGCGAAGCTCGTTCTCGAACTTCCACGCTCCGGAGAGATCGCGCGCGCGGCTCGGGAACGTGTCGCGAGGAAGCGCGCGGAAAGGCTGGAAGCGATGAACGTCAGTGTCCACAACGTCGTGATCGACCTGATCGTGATCGAGCGCGCGATCGACCACGGCGACACGCGAACGCGTGAAGCGCTGCAACGCGTCGCGCTCGCGATCGAAGGCTTGGACACCGAGCGGAAGCTCTCCGCGATCTCGGTCGAAGAGCTTCGCGAGAAGCTCGCGGAGAGCGAGCGAGAGAACGCGCGATGGTGCGCGCGCGTGAAGCGACTCGAAGCACGGATCGACGACGCCGTGGATCGGCTGCGCGGTGTCGGGCTGCCCTCCGCGCCGGAGGTGTTCGAGACCGCCGGCGCGACCTCCGAAGACGTCGAGCAAGCGATCGCGTTTCTCGACCCGAACGACGCCGGCGCGCCGCTCGGTCCCGACGACACCGCGCGCGGCTTCGAGATCGTGCGTGCTCTCGGTCTCGTGTCGGCTGCGATGAAAGCGAGGGGCCGATGAACGACGACGAGCCGCGCGACGCGCGGCGAACCGATGTCGTGATCCCTACCTGCCGCGAGCGCGGATACGCGAGCGAGAAGCAAGCGCGTCGCGCGAACCGAACCAACGGCGCACGACTGCGCTCGTACCTATGCCCGGTGTGCCACCGATGGCACGTCACACGAGGAAAGATCGAACGATGAATCACCACCACTACGAAGAGATCGACGCGAAGATCGTCGAGACCATCCGCGCGGGGAACCGACGAACGCGCGTGATCGTCCCGCTCGTGCGGGAGACCATCGAAGCCGTCGGCGCTCGCTACGGATTCGACACCGCGGGCTATGCCGCGATCAGCGTCGTCGAGAAGCGGCTGCAGGCGCTCCGCAAGTCCGGGACGCTGATCTACTACTCACCGAGGGGTTGGCGCGTCGTCGACGGTGAGGTCGAGAAGCTCCGCGCGGAACTCGACGACGCGCGGGTGCGTCGTCGGGAAGGGCGTGTCGTCGACGGGAAGGGTGCGAACTCGTGAAGACCATCGAACAACACTGGCGCGACGACTTGAAGGTCGGCGACGAAGTCGCGTGGCGCGACTCGCGCGCGGGCTTCCTTTCCCAACGGGAATCGACGATCAGGTTCGGGAAGGTCGAGCACGCGACCGCGACTCAGATCGTGGTCGGCGGCGTTCGCTACTCGCGGAAGTACGGGCGCCCCGTCGGCGATCGCCACTACTCCGCGCCAGCGCTCGAAATCCCGACGCCGGAGCTTCGAGCGCGTGCGGAGCGTCAACGCGTGAACGTTCGCGCGCTGAACGCGATCGAGCGGATTCACAAGAGCCCGCACAACGGCGGCGTCGGCGGAGATCGAGATTGGACGGACGACGAAGTGATGGCGCTTCGAGCGATGGCGGTCGCGTCGAACGGTGACGCGTTCGGACGTTGGCTCGAAAGCCTGCGAGCCCGAGCACGGCTCGATGCGTTCAGTGAGATCGCGGTCGTGCTCGCCGGCGACGACTCCGCGGGTCGGGGTCGAACGACGCGAGCGATCGGAAACGAGATCCGCGCCCTTCGCAATCGCCTTGGACTACCGGAGGAACCATGACCGACGACATGATCAATCCCAGCGCTTGCTCTCTGCCGCTCGTCGCGCTCGAACCCGCGGACGTCTGCCCAGCGTGCGGCGTCATCGCCGGCGCGCATCGGCGACACCCCACGAACTCGCCGAAGCCGCAAGCTCTCGATCCGCTGGCGCTCACGCGCGAGGTCGTGAGCCTTCGCCTGGAGCTTGACCTCGCGAACAAGTTCAACGACCTCGCCGTGAAAGAGCGTGACCTCGAACGGCTGCGCGTGGATCGACTTCGAGAAGAACTCGCGACCGCTCAGGCATTGGCGAGGTCTCGCGGAGATCAGCAGGTTCGACTCTCGGGCGAGGTCGAGAAGGTTCGTCGCGAACTCGACGACGTGCTGGAAGAGCTTCGCTCGATCAAGCTCGACGCTTCCGCCGCGCTCGCGTGGGCGGTCGAACCCGCCTACCACAACGGGCAAGCCCTTCGCGCGGTCGGCGAACTCGTGCGGAAGTACGAAGGGCTGCGCGACGCCAACGCCAAACTCGTTCGTGGCGCGGTCGTGATCGCGGCGCCGAAGCTCGCGGAGTTCACGACGATGTCGAACACGCTGGCGAAGATCTCGACCTTCGCCAGCACCTACGGCGAAGACCTCGTGCCACGCGGACCGTGGTCGGATTCGTTCGGCGACGGCGTGCGTTGGACGAAGTCCACGCTCCGCGATTTGCTCGACGACGTCGAACCCACGCCCCCGACGCCGACCGACCTCGAACGGGTTCGAGCGCTGCCGGAGCCGAGCACGCGCGCCGGCGAACTCGCGCTTCGCATCGCGGCCGACAACCTTCGTCATGCGTTGAAGCTCGACGACACCGAGGGAGGCTCGCGATGAACCACGCACGAAGCCGAGCCGAATCCATCGCGCGTCTTCGGCAGTTGGGAGAAGCTGCCGCGAGCGCGTGGAAGACGTACGACGAAGACCGCGCGCTCGAAAATCTTCACGCGAAAGATCGGGCGTTCGAGGCGTGGCGCGATGCGACATGGCCGGACGACGTTCTGCCGTTGCTCGACGACGCGAGCGCCGAGCCGGCGTGTGTCTGCGACGAGATCGACGAATCGGACCGACCGTGTCTCGTGTGCGAGTGCCTCGTGTCGGAGTCGAAGTCGTCGAGCGAGAGCGCGACCGCATCGGACGAGGTGAGAGCGTTCGCGAAGGTCGCGGCGTCGTTCTCGCGGATCGCGCTCGAACGTGTCGAGCACGAACGTGATCGAGGGTCGAAGGAAGTCGCGAGGGTTCTCGAACACGAGTTCGGAGAGCTACTCGGGAAGCTCACGATCGAGGTACTCGGTGACGACGCGGAGTGAGAGCCTGATTCGCCGACGCCGGTGCGAGAGCGGCGCGCCGGTGTGCGTTGCGAGGGCGCATGATCCGATGCGGTGTGAGTGTCCGACTGCGCTACGGCTTCGGCAGATCACGACCGCGGAGCGCTGCCTTCGAGCGCTTGCGCTTGTGTCGGAGTCGACGACGGCAACGGGAGGGCAGATCGGGCTGGTGGTCTTTCGCAAGGTTCCCACGACCCGCAGCACGTTCTCGCCGGCTGAACGTGCTTCGATCTCTCGCGCCTGCCGATGCCTCGCTCGCGAAGGGCTGATCTCGATCGCCGGCGGCTTGACCGTCGAGACCTTCCGCGGGTTCATCAACCCACTCGGCCGACAAGCGCTCGACGAACTCGACCACGCTCGCGCCGACCTCCCTCGCCACACCGCCGACCGCCTCCGACGCGAGGTCGCACCATGACCACGTTCTGTATTCACGGTGTCGAGATCGAGGGCTTGCGTCCGAGCCGGTGTCTACGCTGCGAAGCGCAAGCCCGGATCGAGATCGCGAACGACCCCGCGCGGGCTCTTGCTCGGATCGAAGAACTCGAACCCCTCGCCGACGAACTTCTTCGCCTGCAAGCCGTCGCATGGGTCGCGTTCGCGCCCGTCGGTCCGACGCCCGCGGCGAAGGTCTTCGACGCCCGCAACCGGATGAACGCTCACCTCCGCGATCTCGCGCTCCGCTGCATCCCCATCGGTCGCAAGCCCGCGCCGGAGTCGGAGCCCGAGCCTGTGTCTTCGTCGGAGACACGCTCGCCCGATGACCCGGATTGCCCGTTCTGATTTTTCGCAAAAATCGCGACCTCCCGGACCCCGCGCGAACCCCACCCCCGACCTTTTCGGCCCTTATTTTCGGGGTAGTCCTCGATTTCTGTACGGGCACGGGGAGTGTGGGAGGCTACCCTCGTGCACGCGCGCGCACGCGTGCACGCGACCCCCGCCCCCCTGGGGGTCCGGCGATGTAGGACAAGGTAAGGATTTCGGGGGATGCGACGAGAAGGGGTCTTCCTGGCGTTTGGGGGTCGGGGTGCGGGGGTTGTGGCGTCGAGGTCGCGAACGCGGCTTCTAGGGGGCTTCTCGGGGCGGGAATCGGGGTCGGCGATGGGGGGTCGTGCCCTGGGTCGGGGTTGCCGGGGGATTCGGCGTCGAGGTCCGGGGTTGGGTCGACGTTCCGGGGTTGGCACGATCGGTGCTCTTACGCGCACGCGGGCACGCGCTCGGCGGCGCGCCAGATACAGATCTAGAAGTAAGAGTAACTACTCTGTCTTACGCGCGCTTATAGACCCCTTCGGTCGGGGGATTTTCCGGGGTTCGGGGGGTTTCCGGCCCGTGGTTCGGGGAGCGTCGGAGCGGTCGGGGAGCACCGAGCACCGAGCCCGAGGGGGAGCACCCCGAGCCCGACGCCGGCCGACGGCCCGAGTCGGAGCCCGAGCACGTCGAGCACCGAGCCCGGCGGAGGTGTCTCCGACGAAGACACGCACCGAGCACCCCGAGCGGGATACCCCGACGCCGGCCCGGCAAGGGGGCGAGAAGGCGCCCGGCGGGTCGGGTCGCTACCTCGCGCCGTCCGGAGCCCGGCGGAGCCCGTAGCGGGGCGCCAGCGGTCCCGAGCACCCGACGCCGGGGAGCATGTCCGGGGGTAGTGCGCCGACGGTGTCTCCGACGAAGACACGCACCGAGCACGAGCCGAGGTCGACCCCGAGCACGAGCACCGGCGGGAGCACACCCCGAGTCCGGCGCCCTACCTCGCACGCACCGGCGGGAGCCGAGGTCGAGCACGTCGAGCCGCGGCGGTGTCTTCGTCGGAGACACCGAGCCCGAGCACGTCGAGCGGGGATGCTGCGCGGAGCGCGTGTCTTCGTCGGAGACACGTTCGCGCGCCGGGAGCACGCGAGATCGAGCCGCACGCGGGGGGAGCTTGATTTCAGGGGGTTTCCGGTCGGCAGTCGGCGAAGCGCCGGCGGCGCCGAGGTCGCGGGGGAACCCCTTCGTGGGTACCGAAATCTGCGTGTTCTGCCTGAAACCGAGGATCTCGCGGGTTCGGCGGGGGGATTCGGTGGTGGTCGGTGCGTGGTTCGCGTGGGGTTGTCGGTGGTCAAGCCCTGGTACGTGACCGCGGCGCGGTATACTCTCGGTGCATGACGAACCCAAGCGAGCCCCGAGCACGAACGCGAACACGAGTCCCGAGCACGAACGCGAGCGCGATCGGTCCTAGCGTGGACATCGCAGCGGAGCGTCGCTATGCACGGGTGTGGGCGATGTACCGTCGAGGTGTCGAGACCGCAGAGATCGCGGTCCGTACGGGGATCGGCGTCGCGGAGGTCGAAGAGTTCGAGCTAGTGGGGTTGCCGTCGGCGGGGTTGCCGCCGTTGCTCGAACGTGAGCGGATGAAACTACGCGCGGCGATGGTCGGCGACGATCCGGAGCTTGAGCGCCGCGCGACGTTGGCGCGGTCGGCGGAAGAACTCGCGGAGGTACGGGTTCAGACTGCGAAGGTGGAAGCCGATCGGGTCGTGAAAGCGATCGGCGCCGGTGTCGTGAGCAAGTCCGACGAAGCGCGTCTGGCGAAGGCGAATCGGACGACGGCGTTGGCGATGGCGACCTTGAACGCGAACCTACTCCGGGGCGCGGTCGCGCTGTCGGAGATCGTTGGTCGCGAGCTTGCCGGTGGAAGCGGCATGGACGCGACCAAGGCCCTGCGCGCCTTGACCATGGTCTCGACCATCGCGAAGACGACCGCGGAGACCGCGCGGATCGCGGTGCAGCTTGAGCGGCTCGCGGCCGGGGAGCCGACCTCGATCGTCGGGCATGTCGGAGCGCTACCCGACCCTCAGCTTGCGGACATGTCGCCGGAAGAGGGCCAGCGCTGGCTTGAGATCGCGAACAAAGCGTTCGCCCGGCGTGCGCTGCGTTCGACCGTTCTCGACGGCACACCGATTCCCGAACTCGCGGGGTGAGCGCCCGAGCGCGGCGCGGTGCGTGTCTTCGACGAAGACACCGAGGTTCAGCGTCCGCGGTGCAGTCGGTCGAGCAAGCCGTCGCGAGACTTCCGAAGAGCCCGCGCGATGAACTCCGCGCGGGCGTCGAGCCGGTCGCCGGTCGGCAGTCCGCGCGAATCCGCGGCGATGGTCTCCGCACGCATCGCGAGGTCTTCGTCGGAGTTCACGGCTTCGACGCCGTCGGCAAGGTCTCGAAGGTCATCGCGTGAGCCCGTGAGCACGCTACCGCGGAGCGTGAGTCGCGCGTAGCTCTCACGCTCCGGAGCGCGCGAGAGTTCATCGATCACGAGACCGAGACCGCCGGCAGGAAGCCGGATCGAGACCTTGCTCGGTGCCGGCGTCGTCGCTTTCGCCGGCGTCGCGGCCATCCTCGCGAGCGCGTCGCGGATACTCGCGACCGTCGCGTCGACGTCGTCGAGGTTGTACGCGTAGCCGACGCCGAATGTCGAGCCCGAGCAACCGAACCGGAGCACCGTCGTCGGGCCGACGAAGTCGAGCACGGGGTCGAGGTCATCGAAGATCGAGGCGTGTTCGAGGTCGCTCCGGACCGCGTGAAGGACCGCGTCCATGTAGCGCGACCGGCGGACGCGTTCGTCGATCGCGAGGTCGAGCGCGGGACCGGGGAGAGCGAGCGCGGAGAGCCGCGCGATCTCGACGTCGAGATCGGAGTTCGAGATCGTGGCGTAGCGCGTGAGATTCGGAGTCATGGTCGGGGGTTCCTTTCGTCGTCGGGGTCGAGGGGTTCAGGCACCGAAGCCCGCGCGGGCGGTCGCTTCGAGGTCGCGCACGGCGTCGAGCATCGCGCGCGAGTGCCGGTTATCGACCACGTCGCGGCGGTTCACGCGGCCGGTCGCGGTGTCGATCACAAGCGCGGGGCGGAGGTGCCGGTAGCTGTAGCCGGCGTCGTTCCGGAGCGTCACGAACACGAGCGAGCCCTTCCACACCGCGGCGCGAACCACGAACGGGTTCGACTCCGCGATCGCGATCATGTCGGCGGCGGTGAGCTTGGCGGCGGCGTTGGTCATCGGAGGTCTTCTCTTTCTCGGGCGAGCCCGTTTGACCCCCTATCTATGCCTTGCCTAGATATACGGTGCAAGGGGGTCCGATGTCGATTTCCGTTCCGCCCTAGAAATACTAGGGTATAAATCTTCGGGTCGACCTAGCGCGGGGAGACCGCGCGCCAGCGTTGCGCCCGTCGCGGCGTCGGGATCAGGCGGTCGGCGGCGCGTTGCCGTGCGCGTTCGTCGTCGGAGACCATGGGGGCGATGGTCTCGCGGTAGCCGTAGGGGTCCGCCTCGATCAGCGCCCGGAGCGCGTCGCCGGCTTCGACCATGCGAAGCCCCGCTTCGACGGTCATCGTCGCGAGAGCCGCCGCGGTCGTCTCGGCGCATCGCGCGTGCGCCGCTGCTAGCTGCGCGGCGTACTCTTCGCGGGTCGGCTTGCGTGCGTTCGTCATGGTCGGAGCCCTTCGGGGTCGAGGTGTCTTCGTCGGAGACACGCGCCGGAGCGCGCTGGGTTCAGAACCGGAGGTAGAGCCCGGTCGCGCTCTCGATCGTCGAGTGCAGCGCATCGGCGTAGACGTCGGAGAACTCGCCGGCGAGCTTGCGTCCGCCGCGGGTCACGAACTCGCCGGTCTTCATGTCGAGCTTCGTCGTCTCGCGCGCGCCCTTGTAGACGCGGACGGTGTAGGTGTCGGAGGGGTCGAGCGTGATCGAGACGTGCGAGATCTTCCGCGCGTTCGCGCCGATGTCGAACGAGAGCACGTCGCCAGCGGCGACAATGTTCTTCGCGCCCATCATGGCGAACGAGGTGCGGCCGATCTGCGAGACGATGATGTTGGCGGCGGTGGTCATGGTCGGTCTTCTTTCTCGGGCGAGCCCGTTTGACTCCCTATCTATGCCTTGCCTAGATATACGGTGCAACCAAAAAAGACACACCCCCCGAAAAAAAGTTTCGAGCCCTAGATTTCCGGGGGGATTCTCACGCGCGGAAGCGCGCGACCTCGGCTTCGAGTTCCCAGCGGGGGATCCCGATCTCGCGCGCTCCGCGGTCGAGCCCGGCGACGAAGCCGTGCGTGAACTCGCCGACTCGATAGCCCATCGCGCGGATCGCCGACTCAGCCCCCGGCCGGTGCGTGCGCTTCGCCACGACCCCGATCAGCGCGAACGCGAGCGCGTGCGGACCCTGCCCACCATAGCCCCACTCGAAGCCCGCGGACATCTCGGTGTCGTCGTCGTGCAAGCCCATCGGGATCGCGACCTCGGTTCGGTCGGGGAGCACGAGCGCGACGGCTTCGACGTCGCGGCGCGAATCGCGGCGGAGCACGACCGCGACGTAGGAGTCCATCGCGGCGCGGAAGGTGCGGAGGTCGTGAGACATGGTCGGGGGTTCCTTTCGAGTTCGGGATCGGTGCGGGGTTGTCTTCGTCGGAGACACGCGCCGGAGCGCGCGCGGGGTTCAGTCCACGTTCGCGGCGATAAGGTCGCGCGTCGTGCTCGCGACGTCGGAGCCGAAGCCCGCGCCGAACGCGCGCCAGGAACGGCTCTCGCCCTGCCATCCGCGAAGCTCGCGAACGTCGAGCCCGGCGGCTTCGAGCATCGCAGCCGCGGTCGCGTTCGTGGTCTCGACCGTGAAGTTCGTTCCGCGACCGTAGACCGTGGTCTCGCTCGTGAGCAGGCCGGCCTTCGTGAGAGCGTTCTTGATCTGCGTCTTCGTCATGGTGCGGTCCTTGGTTGGTGGGGCGAGCCCCGTTGACCCCCTAGATATACGTCCCCCCGTTCCGGGTTGCAAGCTCTTCGTCGAACTTTTTTTCGGGGTAGGTGTCGATTCCCGGAAACCGCTACGTTTCGAGGGGTGCAGCGTGCGACCGCGCCAGCGCCCGAGCACGGCGCCCGATGCCGGCGGCGCGGTGTTCCCCCCTGCCCTAGCGTTGCCGCCCTTCTCGGGCTTCCTACGGGCGGAGAACGCGAGCCCGAGAGCGGGCTGCGGCGGCGATGCGTTCGGCCAAGTCCGCGAGCGCGTGCCCGGCGTCTTCGTCGCCGTCGTCGTGCGCGCGTTCGGCGAGCGCTCGCAGCCGTGCGCGTGCCTTCCACGCATCGCGGGGATCGAGCACGAGCGAACGGTCGCAGATCTCGATCGGGACCGGTGAGCGGATCGCGGGATGCGCGTAGGCTTCGAGCGCGGCTTCGTGGTCGCGCTGCAACCCCGAGATCCGGATCGAGTCTTCCTCGCGTGCGCGGCGTCGCGTGCGCGGCGTCGAGGTCGGGAGCGTTGGCACGCGCGCGGCCGGCGTCGCAGCATCGGCGAGCGCGAGCACGCGCGCGATCGATTCCTTCGTCGAGGGTCGACGCGCTAGCATCCGCGCGATCTCGACGTTGCGCTCGAAGTCGGACGCGAACGGAAGTCGCGCCGACACCGCTTCGCGGATCGAGGTGAAGATCCATCCCTCGAAGTCTCCGGGGTCGAGCCCGAGCGCGATCACGACCTCGCGCTCTACCACGCGCGCGGCGAGTTCATCGATCCAGCGCGACGCGGGATCGGGGAGTACGGCGAGCAAGCGTCGGTGGATCGTCTCGCGTTCCCACGTCCGCGCATCGGCGACGAACGCGTGGTGCGCTTCGTGTGCAGCGTCGCGGACGTCGACGTCTTCGCGTGGCGTCGTGCCCCATCGCGGCGGGAGTTCGTTCCCACGCGCGCGGACCGCGGCGATCAGCGCACGCGCACGCGGCGGTAGCTCAGTGGTCGAGGTCGAGGTCTTCATGCCTGCCCCCGTGCACGCTTCGCGATGTAGCGACGCACGAACACGCGTCGAGCGGAATCGCCCTCGGTGAACGGCGCGCCGATCGTGGTCTCCGCGCACTTGATCACGGCGGGGATCTCCGCCATGTCGAAGAGCGAGAGATCGTCGAGTACGAGCGCGACCGCGGCGAGACGCTTCCCGGCGGTGTAGTTCGAGCGCGGCGCGCCCAGCCCGCGGATCATCGGCGAGAGCTTCGTAGGGCCGGCGAGGATCACGCCGTCGGAGAGGATGGTGAGCGCGCGCCCGTCGGCGGTCTCACGTCGCGCGATGACGTGAACCGAGGTGCAGCCGCACGAGCAAAGGTCGGGGTTCGTAGCCGTCATGGTCGGGGGTTCCTTCGCGGTCGGAGTTCAGGCGAGATCGGAGTCGTCGAGGTCGAGCCCGGCGAGCGCGCGCTTGACCTCGCACAAGTCGGAGACGAGATCGTCGAAGCCCATCGCGGCCGCGCCGGCTTGAAGAGCCGTCACGACTTCGAGCGGGTCGCGCTCTTCCTCGCGCGCGATGGTCTCGACGTTGGCGCGTAGCGTGGCGAGATCGTTCTTCATGGTCGGGGGTTCCCTTCGTGATTCAGAGAGCGAAGCCAGCGATCGCGCGGACCTCGCGGTAGGTGCGAATCCGGCACGTTCCGTTGTCGTCGAGTTCGTATCCGGTTTCACCGTTCGCGAAGTTACCCGACGCATCCGGAAGCCACGTCGAGCCGTTCAGGTAGATCCCGCGCTTCGCCAGCGCGCGGAGGATCTTCGCGTTGAAGTGAGCCGCGGGGATCGGGTGGTGCTTGCGGGTCATGGTCGGTCTTCTCTTTCTCGGGGCGAGCCCCGTTGACCCCCTATCTATGCCTCGCCTAGATATACGGTGCAACCAAAAAAGACACGCCCCCCGAAAAAAAGTTTCGAGCCCTAGATTTCGACCTCGAAGTCGCGGTCGACGTCGTCGCGATCGATCGCGAAGATCGTCACCTCGTACCGCGCGACGCGCCAGTGGTAGGAACGATCCGCGCGGCGAGCCCATGTCGGGTCATCGTACCTCACCACGATCGCCCCCAACATTTCGCCGCGGTCGGCGTCGAGGATCAAGACCTCGCCCTCGGGTTGTCCGTTGTGGCGCTTCGTCGTCGTCTTCGAGAACTTGATCGGCATGGTCGGATCCCTTCCTGCGTTGCGTTCGTGTTCGAGGTTCAGCGCCCGAGCTTCCGCGCGAGCCAGCGCTGCGCGCCGGCGAGGGTCTTGAAGCTCTTCGACTGCGTGAACGTGAACGCGAGGTAGGTGCCGTCGGTCTCCGCGACGATGCCGCGCGACATGCTCTCGTTGTTTCCGAGGTCGATCGTTTCGAGGGGGAGGTTCGTGTTCGTCATCGGAGTTCTTCTCTTTCTCGGGCGAGCCCGTTTGACCCCCTATCTATGCCTTGCCTAGATATACGGTGCAAGGGAAAAAGACGCACCCCCCGAAAAAAAGTTTCGAGCCCTAGAAATCAGGGTCGATTACTCGTCGGGCTCGGTCTCGTCGAGGTCGATTCGCAAGGGCAACGGCAGGATCCCGGATGGGTCCGCCCATCCGGGGATCGTCGCGCACCATTCGAGCGCGGCGGTAGCGACCGAGACCGGCACGTACGCGACCGCGCCTTCGCGCGGTCCGCCGTACAGCATGACGGCGAGACTTGCCGCTGGGCAATCGTCGACACGCGCGCGCGCGAATCGCCACCACTCAGCATCGAAGCGGGAAGGATCGGGTCGGAATACTGCTCGCATGGTTCGGAGATTCTCCCGCACGTCGAGCCCTTCGTCGAGACCCAGCGCGCCCTTCGTGGCGCTCGAAGCGGTCGACGCTACCTCGACACCTCCGCGCGCCCTTGCGGGCCTTCCTGCCCCTCTTCCGTGTCGGCATCGGGGAGCGCGGCGGTAGCGTTCCGGAGCGCGGTCTGCGCGGCGTCGAGCGCGTCTCGACGCGACGCGGCTTCGAGCCCTTCGGTGACGACGGCGAAGAGGTTCCGCCAGTCGCAGGTTGCGACCGCGTGACCGTCGGCGGTGTCGGCTCGCGCGGTCTCGACGAAACGCGCGACGCGGTCGAGCGCGACCTGCACTCGCCTCGCGCTCTCGTTACGCTCCCACGCAAGCGACCGCGACTCGATCGCTACCGAGAACGCGTCGACGACGAGCGGCGAGACGTCGGGCTTCTTCGGCGGTGTCTTCGGCTTGCGGGTCATCGCGCGACCTCGCGAGCTTCGTCGAGCATGTTCCGAACGATCGTCGCGTGCGTGGCGCTGCTCTTCGAGATCCGGAGGATCTCGCCGGCGATCGCTTCGAGTTCTGGGATCGCGTTCGCGATCGCGGTGAGCGTTGCCGCCATCGAACCGACATCGCCAGCACTCCCGACGTACGACGACGTCGCGACCCGCGACTCGATCACGCGTTCGAGTTCGTCGCCATTCATGCCCACGATCCGAGCGTCGACTGCGAACCACGTACCACGCGCGGGATGCGAGAACGACGCATCGATCCGCCCGCGGAAATAGCTCTCGTATCGACCGACGTCGAACACGAGCCACGGCGAGATCATCGCAGCGCGCGCACGCGCTGCACCGATCAAGCTCCGCACGTAGTTCGCGACGCTCTCGACTTCCTCGGTCGTCATCGGCTTCTCGTTCTTCGTCTTCTCGTTCTTCGACATGGTCTCCGTTCCTTTCCGGGCTTCGCCCTTCGTCATCGTTCACGCACCGAGTTCGGCATCGATCTCGGCATCGATCTCGGCCAGTCGTGCGAGCAAGCGCGCGCGCTCTTCGCGGAGCATCGCGGGCCGGCGCGCTTGCGACTCTCGAAGCTCTTCGGACCGCGCTTCGTTCGCGGCGAACACGAGCCCGGCCGCGCGACCGATCTCCGCCTGCAGCGTCGCTTCGAGGTCGCGGACCTTGCGCTCGTAGTGCACCGCGGTCGAGGAGTAGGGACCGGCCTTCGCAGCGGGGCGAGACACGATCACCGCGCCCGTGCGCCGGTCGAGCAACGGATAGAGGTTGATCAAGTCGATCGCCATGTCGACGCCGGCGGCGTCCATCGGCACGAGCACGACGCGGTCGGACGAGTAGATCGAGCGCGCGTCGCAGTAGTCGCCACCGATGGCGCGGATCGCCTTCCCGAACTTCGACGGCATGGAGACCTGCCCGTCCGTGTCCGACGACCCGATCCGGATCTCGAAGTGTCCGACCGGGTGAGCGTATACGCGCTCGCGCACCGCGTACTTCGCGCGCGCCTTCTCGATCTTCTCTGCCGTGGTCTTCGTGTACATGGCGGTCTCCGTTCGGTGGACAAGTCCGGGTCGTGTGGCCGGCTCGAAGTTCGACCTCGGTCGAGCACCGAGCGCGCTACACGCGCGCCGCTCTCAGTCGCAGCCCCCGGTCGCGTAGAGCGCGCGGAGCGCGGTTCGCTCGCGATGCTCTTCGCAGCACGCGAGAACGATCTGACCGAGACCTTCGAGCGCGGGTCCGGTGAAGGTGCGAAGCCCCTCGTGAACCGTCTTCGAGTTGAGCATCGCGACGAGGTCGGCGTCGCTCAGCTTCGAGGCGGCGCTGCGGACGTTGGGGTCGATGGCGGCGATGTACATGGTCGGTCTTCTCTTTCTCGGGCGAGCCCGTCTGACCCCCTATGTATGCCTCGCCTAGATATACGGTGCAAGGGAAAAAGACGCACCCCCCGAAAAAAAGTTTCGAGCCCTAGATTTCCGGGGGATTCTCACGCGTCGAGTTCGAGAGCGTGGTTCCGGACCATGCTCGAAACCGTGGTCCGGTCTCGCGCTGCGCGGGCTTCGAGCGCGGCGAGCATCGGCGCGGAGATCCGAAGGGTGAGCGACGAGACCTTCGAGGGGTCGCGAGCGGTGTCGGCTCGCGATGGTCGTCGGCGCACTTCGTCGCGCACACCGGCGAGGTCCGCGGCCGCGGCCGCGAGCACGCCGTTGATCGAGGTCTCCCGATCGATGGCGATGCGTGCGAGCTTCGCGCGAGCTTCGGGGTTCAGTCGGATCGGGATCAGGGTATCGCTGCTCATCGTGGTCTCCGTTCATGCCGCACGATCGCGGCTTCGTCTTCGTACGCGTCCGCGATCGTGCGGAGCGCGGAACCGATGCAACGCGCGGGGAGTCGCAATCGACCGACGTCGAGGTCGAGCACCGGCGCGCCGGCGGCGTCGACGCCGATCGCGATCGTGAGCTTCGCGTCTTCGCGTCGCGCTGCCGCGCGAGCGCTCCGCACCGCGGAGCGAATCGTCTCGGTCTCGTCGTTCGTCATGCGTTCCCCTTGCTACGCGTAAGATATACGCGAGGGGTCGCGCGAGCAAGCGTTACCTGCGTGGTTCGCGGAACCATACGAACTCGAATCCCAGCGCGCGCGCGTACGCGTAGCGCTTGCCGGTTCCGAGTTCGAGGTCGGCCCAGCGTCCACACGCGCGCGCCCATTCGGAGCGCGGGGTCCACGTCACGAGCAACCGATTGGAGTTCACGAACGTACGCATCGCGCGAGCGTGCCAGCGCGGCGGAGGTTCGTCTACTTCGATGCTTCGCGGAGTCGTCGACGAACGGCGTCGAGCTTCTCTCGCACGATCGCGAAGTGGTCGATCAAGATCCCGATCGCGATCGCGGCTTCGTCGAGTTCGGGGAGGATCTCACGAACGCGCGCGATGTCGTCACCGCTCTTCGTCTCGATCTCGTGTGCGAGTTCTTCGGCGTCCGCGGCAAGCCTTGCCGCGGCTTCAGCTTGCGATCGATCCAGCATGGCGTTCCTCCGTTCGGATTACGAGCACGTCACCTCGGGGCGAGAGTCCGATCCGCTCGACCTCGAAGCCTTCGCGGCGGAGCGCGTCGAGCGCGCGCGCGAGTTCGTACGCCGACAACGGCACCGACTCGCGAGCAACCCTCGCGGGCTTCGCTCCCATCGTCGCGCCCTTCGGCATCGTCACCGCCAGCGCTTCCGGCCAGCCGCGGCGGAGCCGCTCCGCGATCACCGTATGCGCGACCCCGAGTCTTCGAGCCCAGCCCGCGACCGAGTCGCGGATCCCATTCGCGACGATCCACCGTGGAGCCTTGCCCGCGCGCCGTGACATACGGGAAGGTTCGCTCACTTCCGGATCGCTATCCAGCGCTCCCTCGAACGCGTGCGCCATCCCGCCGCCTAGCAGGCCCGAGACGACGCGCTCCGCCGTTGCCGCGGTGTTCCCCCCTGCCCGAGCTTCGGCGCCCTTCTCGGGCTTCCTCGTGAGTCCGGGGAGCCCGAGCGATAGCTGCCCGCGGATCGTCACGCGCACGGGTTCGGCCGGCACCGGCGCGGGCTTCGAGGTCTCGACCACCGGCGGCGTCGGGATCGGTGCAGCCGGCGGCGTCGGGGTCGTCGACCCGCGCGCCGGCTTCGTCTTCGGTCGCTTCGCCGGTGCGGGGTTGGTCGGCGGCGAGCCGTGGGTCGTGAGCCGGATCTCGACGATCGGAGAGCCGTCCGGCCAGCGCTTCGGGATCGTGCCCTTGTCGTGAGCCTTGCCGACCACGCACCCCCGGCACACCGGGAAGCGAAGCGCGGGTTCGCCGGCGCGGGCTTCACGCGTCGCGGCACGAGAGCGTGCCGCGCACGCGGAGCGAAGCAAGCGCGCGCCGTCCATCGGCACGCACACGAACGCGACGATCCCCGCGGTCGTCACGACCGCCTCCGAACGATCAGCATCGTCCCCGTATGCACGAGCCCCGACGACACGACCTCGAAGCCCGCGGCTTCGAGAACCGCACGCGGCGAGAGCACCGCGCCGAAGAGCTTCGAGAGCGCGTCGACGACTGCACCTCGTTCGCTCTTCTCGATCTCGGGCTCGGGTTCGTGCGCCGACTCGGTCGCCGGCGCATCGGCGTCGACCTCGGGGAGCTTCTCGATCGGCGAGCTTCCGAGCCGCTCTCGCTTCGGCTTCGCGACCGCGATCGCGTGTTCGTAGGTAGCACCACGCGGAGCCGTGCACGCGAGCGTGAGCGGCCAGTTTCGGCGGATCCGTTCGTAGACCGCGTTCGGGTGGATCCCCGCGACCTTCGCCCATTCCGGGATCGTGCGCGAGACACCCTCGATCTCGACGAGTCGACCGCGCGCTGGCTCGACCTTGATCTCTCCGGCGTCGACCACGCGCACGATCCGCCGCGCGGGTCTCGTCGAGGGTTGCTCGACCTGCGTGTCTTCGTCGGAGACACGCTCGGGTTCAGCCTGCACCGCATCGGGCACCGGCTCGATCTTCGTACGCGTCACCGGCTTGATCTTCGCGCGCTCCGCCAGCACCGCGCGAGCACGCGCCGCGATCTCTGCCGGCGGAACCGGCGGCGTCTTCGTCGGCGAGTCGAACGACGCACGCTCGAAGCGAGACCGCGGCTTCGCCGGAGTCGGGCGCGGAGGTCCGATCCGCTCGGTCGACGCGGCTTCGATCTCTACGACCTCGATCGGCGATCCATCGGGCCAGTGTTCCGGCCGGTCGCCGGCATGATGCGCGCGCCCGACTGGACATGTCGCGCACGTCGAGCACGCGACCTTCGTGTTCCCGAGTTGCCTTCGCTCTCCGGCACGCGCGGCGGCTTCGTGTCGAGTACCGCACGCGGAGCGCGTGAGCTTGGTTCCCAGCGGCTTGCAAACGAGCACCATCATACTTCGTTCCCCCATGACTCCCAGCCCGCACGGTGCGAGCGCGCGAAGATCTCAGCGTACGGTCCGCGCGAGCGCGACTCGATCAGCGCGTAGCTCTCCGGCGGTTTCGCGGAGTGAACGCGCTTGCCATCGCGTCGAACGTGGTCGGCATTGATCACGCTCGGGATGTTCTTCGACTCCGTGATCAAGTCCTCGGCCATGCCGCGACCGCGCACGGCGAAGAGCAAGATCTCGTGCTGCCCTCGGAAGTAGCGCCCGATCCCGATGTGGCGCTTCGTCCATACGACGTTCGTCACGTAGCGGAACCCGAGCGCGTCGACGACTCGCAGCGCGTCGACGAGGAACGTGTTCGTGGTCCAGAGGTAGAGGTGCGAATCGGGAGCGGGGTTGAAGATCGGACACTCGCGGATCGTGTCGATGATCTTCGGCGTCGTGAGCAAGGGGTAGTGCTTGTCGGCTCCGCGCTTGATCTGCCCGCTGCCACGTTCGAGCCATGGCGGATCGATCATCGTCGTGCGGAACTGCACCGCCTCGATCGCGCACGTCGACCACCGACCGACGTCACCGGCCTTCGACCATCCCGCGACGGTCGAGTCCGGATCGTCTTCGAGCAATCGGACCGAGTGCTCGGTCTCGTGCGACTCGACGAGCACGCCGCGCACCTTGCGCGCGCGACCCTTGCCCAAGGTTGCGCTGCCACCGCGCGAGACCATGACGATCGATCCAGGCTTCATCGCTTCACCGCATGGGTTCAAGCGGCGTCGAAGCCGCGAGGTAGAGCGGATGCTTCGGCGCACCCGACGACGTTCGACCGAGACACCGCGGAAGACACCGCGCGGATTCGAGCAACGCGAGCACTTCGCGATCGCGATTGTGAAGCCATCCGTGAGCACCCCACGCGCACACCGCGAACGGCGCGCGTAGCGCTAGCTGCGCGAGCATCCCGTTGTTCGCCGGCCCCACCGGATCGGGATGCGTGCGAAGCACCTTCGGATCGGTGGAGCGCAACGCGAAGAGGTTCGCGACGATCGCACCGCTGAACCCCCACGCTCGCGAGAACCCGATCACGCGTCGGATCGTGGGGTCGTCGAGGTCGGCGTCCGCCGTGCTCGGGTTCAGCATGACCCAGAGAAGCCGATCGCCCTCGCCCCACGTCCGCGTGAGTTCGTAGCGGTAGACCCCGTCGTTCGATAGGAACGCACTTCGCTTCACACGTACCTCCGTTCAAGCGTTCGATCGTAGGCGCGAGCGAAGTTCGGTCGCACGACCGAGTACCACGCCGCGAACTTCGCCGGCGGCTCCGGCGAGACCTTCACCGAGCCGGCTTCGACCATCGCCCACAGCGCGAACTCGAACGCCGTCGAGCACGCATCGGAGCCGCGCACGCGCGCGACCTCCGCCGCCAGCCCTGCGAACGTGCGCGGTCCACGCACGAGCACCTCCGCGATCGCGTGTTCGTAGTCGCGAGGGTGCGCGTGCTCGATCCCGAGAAGCGCGACGGGGTCGACGCCGACGAGACACGGGTCGCGTTCGAGGTCGAACGACGTCGTGAGATCGACGACCGCGAACTCGTCGCCGTCGAGGTACGGCGAGCCCGCGGTCCACCACGAACGCCGGCGCGTGCGAGCCTTCGTCATCGCAACGCGACCGCGTACTGCGCGAGCAGCGCCATCTCGCGCGGCGTGAGCGTGACGCCTGCGCTCTTCGCGATTTCGTGGAACACACGCGTCGCCTTGATCTGGATCTCCATACGCGCCGCGTGCGTGAGCAACGTGCCGATGTACCCTCCCAACGCGTCGCGAATGCGTTGCTCGATCAGCCGCCCGTCGACGCGTTCTTCGAGCTTGCGAAACGCTGCCTCCGCTTCGCGCACCGCTTCGGCTTCGTCGAGCGTCGTAGGTTCGTCGAGCGCGTAGCCGAACTCGACGAACGGATTCGGCGTGGGAAGGTCCACGCGAGCACGTCGAGCGAACTCTCCGCGAGCGTGTTCGAGCATCCTGTCGGGGAGCGCGGAGAGCGGCACGCCGTACGCGTGTGGAGCGTCGTGCGTTCGCGGAGCGAAGTCGACATGTGCTCGGCTCGCAGTCGTGCCCGTCTGCCCCTGGTACTTCCCGCGGTAGGGTGTCGCCGGCGTGCGGAGTTCGTGGAAGACGAGTTGCGCGATCCGCATCCCCGGACGAATCCAGATCGCACGCGGGTTGAAGTTCACGATCTCCAGCGTGATCTGCCCCTCGAAGCCGGGGTCGATGAACCCCGCCGTGACGTGCACCGCGATCCCGAGTCGACCGATCGACGAGCGACCCTCGACACGCGCGGCGAGCGTCGGCGGAATCCGCACACGTTCGATCGTGGTCCCGAGCATGAACTCGCCCGAGCGGAGAAGGATCGCACCGCCGGTGATCCCGTCGGGCTTCGCCGTGTACTTCGACGTCATGCGCTCCGGCGTCGGCTTCGCGACGTCGATCGCGTCGTCGTCTTCGTCGTGTGGGCGATGCCAGTTGATGACTTCGGGACCGAGCCGGAGGTCGACCGACGCGGGTTGAAGCTGCGTCGCAGCGTCGAACGGTTCGATCGCGATGTCGCCGGCCGCGATGCGCGCGTTGATGTCGATGTCACTCAGGATCACGGCTCACCTCTTCCACGATCAGACCGGCACGCACCGCGAGCGCACGCGCCGACGCTTCGAGCTTCGCGCGCGTGTCGCCGTCGAACTCTTCCGCCGCATCGGCGAGAGCCTTCGACCGTTCGGCGAGTAGCACCGCCGGCGTGAACTTCTCGAAGAGCGCGTCGACACGATCGCCGAACTCGCGCACGTCGACCGCTGCCGGCGTGTCGAGCATGAGAGACGCCAGCTTGCGGAACGCCGCGCCCGGAGACGAGTAGTAGCCGGCGACCTCCCACCGATAGCCGCCGCCGCGTGCGAGGTGGTGCGACGCATCGATCTCTCGACGTTGCTTCGCCGTCCAGTTGAGCGAGTCCGTGCGCTCGACCGCGAACGCTTCGCCGAGGAACACGACCAAGTTCTTGTCCGGCGACGGTGCAGCGGGATCGACCCGCGCCGCCTTCGACTTCGTCTCGGGCTCGACCGGCTTCGTGGGTTCGTGCGTCATGGGTTCGGCTTTCTTCGTTCGTGTTCGCATCGTGCCTCGTCCTATCATCTGCCGCGGAGCACGAACGCGACACGCGCTCGCGCTTGTCGAATCGCTTTCGCAGGATCGACGGCGAAGATCGCGCGGTCGACCGCGGCGAAGTACGCGATCGATTCCGCGTGCGGAACTCCGCGCCAGCATGACGCGCACACCGGGAGCGATTCCGCGACGGGCTTGATCCTGCATACGGGACACGCCTCGACCTTCGTTCGTGTCTTCATTCCTCGACCAATCGAATCGTGCTCGCGCGCGGATCGCTTGTTCGCTTCGCGATGCGTCGTGCGGCACGGACCGCGATCTCGACTCCGGTCTCGTCGTCGAGCGCGGTCGTCGTCGCGACCGCGGAGAAGATCGTCGCCGTGGTATGCGGGCCGGCCGCGATCACCGTCACCCCACGCGCGAACGCGTAGCCGGCCTCGAAGCCTGCACCCGTCGAGCCGCGTTCCGGCACGAGCCATAGGACGACGTGCGCGGCGTCGACCGCTGCCAGATCTTCGAGCGTTGCTCGCCAGCGCAAGACCGCGTCGAGCCCGGAGTCGCCGCCGTGCGGTCGCATCGCGATCGCGGACGTCGTCCAGTCGTGCGTCACCATCGCGCCGCGTTCGCGAAGCGCTGCGATCGCTCTCGCGGAACGCTCGGCTTCGTAGCTCGCACCGCACACGTAGATCCGAATCTCTCGCTCGTTCATGTCGGCGCCGCCTCCGTGAGATCTGCGCGCCCGACGTACGCGAGCAAGGCCCAGCGGATGAACCCGGAAGTCGTCATGCCCACGCTCGCAGCGTGCTCCGCGATCGCGTTGCGTTGCACTTCGGAGAACATGATCGGACGCGAGATCGTGCCGACCGGATCTGCGATCTTCGGAGCCGCGTTCTTCCGCGCCGAGAGAACGCCATTGCCTTCGATGCCTGCCGCGGCAAGCGCGGTCTCGCGAGCGAGTGCGTTGACGACGAACCACTTCGCACGGCAGAACGCGACGACCACCGTCGCCTGCTCTTGCGTGAGGTCGACGTAGACCTTCGCCGTCATCCGCGCGCCGTAGAACGTCGGTCGTCCAAGGCACTCGACGAGCGGCGCACGATGCCTCTTCGCCGCTCGCTTCCTCGGCTTCCGCTTCTTCGGCTTCGTCTTCTTCGGCTTCGCCTTGAGCTTCTTCTTACTTGGTAGAGCCATCGAGCAACCCCCTATCCATGAACGACACCGCGCGGTTCGGATCGTCTGTCACGACGACGTGATCGAGAAGCTGAATCCCGAGCGCGCGCAACGTCTCGCGAGCCTTGCGCGTGAACTCGATATCATCGGGCGAAGGTGTAGCATCCCCGCTCGGATGGTTGTGAGCGAAGACGAGCCCCGTCGACGCGGAGAGCACCGCGAAGCGCGCGACCTCCGCCATGGAGATCGAGGTCGAAGTCTCGCCACCGCGCGAGACCATGCACGCCGCCACGATCCGGAGCTTCGCGTCGAGTCCGAAGACCACGAACGACTCCACGATCCCGGAGCCGATCCATTCGCTCGCGATGCGCGAGATATCGATCGACGACCGCACCATGCGACCGAGCGCGCTCGGTGCGTCGAGCGAGAACTCGGTCCGCCGATACGTGATCACGGCTTCGCGTAGCATCCACGTTCCATCCTTCACGACACACCCCCCGCGACGAGCGCGGCCGCGCTGCCCAGCGTGAGACCGGACCACGACGCGAGCCCGCGTCGGATCTCGAACTCGTCTTCACCGAATCGAACGACCTCGAAGCCGCCGACGTACTTCCGCGCGTCGACCTGCATCGCTTCGAGCACCGCTTCGTACCGCATGATCATCGCTTCCATCGTCGCCCCCTCACGCGTTGGCGGTCGGCGTCGTCACGATCGCACCGATGCGAACGCGAGTCCCCACGACCTCGAAGAACCACGGCGCCGAGAGCATCCCCGCGCGTTGCATCCGTTCAGCGTCGAGCACGTTCGACACGAACGCCGAACCCGGCGCCAGCGCGAGCAAGTCGTCGAGCGCGTCGAGCGCTGCCGGCGTGAGCCGCGACAACGTCGAGCGGAGCGCGGTCGCGTTCGGTGCGTTCAGCGCTCCGAAGTACGCGAGCGCGAGCGCGAGGTCGCCGAACGATCCGATCGCCGTGCGGTGTCGCGGATCCGTGCATCGCGCGACGAGCATCGAAGCAAGCGCGAACACCGGGATCTTCGAGCCCGCGACACCGCGACCGATCGCGGTCACGTTCGCGAGCGCGGTCTCGTTCAGCGCGGGGTAGTACGTTCCTCGGGGTGTGATTCTCATCGGCTCTTCTCACGCGGTACGGGTGAGGGTCCACACGGGAGCGGCTCCGCCGCCCTCGGTGTAGTGCGATCCGATCCGCATGATGCGGAGGTCCGCGACAATCGACTCGTCGAGATCGGGGTTCGCAGCGACGAACTCGTCGAGGGTCGTCGGTCCGACTTCGTCGCCGTCGACGGTGAGGATGTAGGAGCGGGTCATTCTCGGGCTTCTCTTTCTCGGGGCGAGCCCCGTTGGTGAGCCTAGATATACGACCACGCCCCGAGCGCGTCAAGCGTTCGGCGAAACTTTTTTTTCGGGGCGGGTCGAATCCCCTACTCGGGGAGCTTCGGCGGGAGCGGGAGTCGCTCGATCTGCATCCGCCGGCGTACCCGCGGTTCAGGCTTCGGCACCGGCAACGTCTCGCGCTTGCGTCGCGACTTCGAGGTCTTCGACTTCGTCGCGCGCTCCGCCTTCGCCGCCGCCTTCGTAGCCTTCGCCGCCGCCTTCGTAGCCTTCGCCGCGGCTTCGCCGGCGTCGACGTCACGCGTCGCGAAGAGCGCGATCAGCGCCGACTCTGCCGCGTTCGCGCCGAACCTCCGCGGGTCGAGCCCCGGCCAGAGTTCGAGCACGCGCCGCGTTGCCGCACGCTTCCAGACCTCGGTCTTCGCCTTCGATCCCTTCGCGCGCTTCGCCTCGACCGCGACACCGGGGAGCATCGCAGCACGCCACGACGACATGCCGACGCGCACGAACCCCGACGACTTCGCGAACGCGTCCGACGCACCTTCGGCGTGAGCGATGAAAGCCGCGCGTCGCCACGCGCCGACGTGCATCCCGAGCCCCATCCATTGTTCGAGACCGAGCGGTCCGCCGCGGCCCCATTCCTCGGCCACGATCACGACCTTGGTCCCCGCTTCGCGCGCGAGCGCGAACGCGTGCGCGAGCACGGTCTCGACCTCGCGCGTCATCGTGTCGACCTCGTGCGACCACACGAGATCGACTCCGCCGTCATCGTTCACGACGACGAGACTCGCGCCCGCACGTTCACCGGGATCGATGCCGAGCACCACGCGCCGCGACACCGGCGCGAGCGCCCATGCTTCGGCGCGTGAGATCGTCACGCCTTGCCACCGATGGCGAGCAAGGTGACGAGGTCGACGACCGACATCCCGAGCGGCTCGCCCGCGTCGCCGTTCGCGATCAGCAGCACCGGCTCGCCCTCCGCGTTCTTCTCCGCGACGAGCCCGACGTTGCGCGCGGCGTCGAGGTCTTCGACCGTGAGCCGCACCGAGCCGCCGTGCTTCGCCACCATCGCGGAGAGCAAGCGCGCCAGCACCGCGCGTTGCTTCAAGAGCACACCCGCCGCCGCCATCGTCGGACCGCCGAGCTTGCGCACCGCGCGATTGTGCGCGGCTTGCTCCGCGCGTTTCTGTTTCCGGTTCTTCGTCGTCGCCGTCGCCGGCTTCGAGGTCTCGGTCGTCGCCAGCGGCGCGAGGTCGTGTCGTCTGCTTTCCATGTCGTCCCTGCTTTCTCGGTTCAAGCGAAGCCCGTTGATCTCGATCGAGAGCTTCGCGGGGTCATAGGTCTTCGCGTTCACGCTTCGATCTCCAAGCGCGACGCGTCGCCGTCTCGCACGATCACGAGCCGCGACGGGAGCGAGTCCAGCAGCGCGGCGTCATGCGAGACCACGAACGCTTGATCGAGTCCGACCGCCCCGAGCATCGCCGAGAACGTGCGCGCCAGCGCTTCGCGGTTCGTCGCGTCGAGGAACCCGAAGGGCTCGTCGACCACCGCCCACGACACCGGAGAACCTCGAAGCTCTCGAAGCATCATCCCACCGGCGAGACGAATCGCGGCTGCGACGAGCACCTTCGCCCCGCCCGACTTCGCGCCGACGTCTTCGGGGTCGCCGCTGCCGTCGTCGACGAGGATCTCTAGCTCGTCCGTGCGCTTCATCGCGCGCGGCGTCGAGCACCGCGGACACGTCTTCTCGCGCTGCCCCTTGAACGTGAACCCGCACGCGTCGCAGGTTGGCGCGAGGTCTCGAAGCTCGCGCTCCCAGCCGAACGTGAACGAGAGCCCCGAGCCCGCGAGCAACGCGTTCGCCCGCTCTTCGAGCCCGAGAAGTTGCTCCGCCGCGATGCGCGCCGGGATGCCCGACGGAGCGAACGCCTTCGAGACGAGCATCGCGATCGCGTGTTCGGCCACGGCTTCCGCTTCCTTCGTCTTCGCGGCGTCGAGCCGCGCGCGTCGCTTCCGTTCGCCGTCGAGCGTCGCATCGATCTCGCCCAGCCGACGCGACACCCGCGCGTACTCAGCACGCGCCGCCTCCGCGGCTTCGAGCTTCGCGCGTGCGGCTTCGACCTCCGCCGGCGACGGAGTCGCGAACGCGTCGAGCCGTGCCTTCGCCCCGCGTGCGGCGTCGAGCGCGACGTTGTACCGCTCGACCGCGCGAGCGTGCCGCGTGCTCTTCGTCGTCGCGACTTCGAGGTCCGCGCGGGTCTCGCGCTCGACCGCTTCGAGCTTCGCGATCGCGGCGCGCGCGTCCGCGAGTCGCGCGCGTGCGGCGTCGCCTGCACCCCGAACATGGTCCGCGGCCGGACAAGCCGCCCGCATGACCGGGCACCGCCCATCGAACTCACCGCCGACGAGCGCGCGCGCTTCGCGTTCATCCTGCCGCGCGCGGCCGACGAAGTCTTCGGCTTGCGCGTGCGAGCGTCGCAACGCGTCGAGGTCGACGTCGGGCTTGTCGAGCCCGGCGACATCCGCTCGTGCTTCGCGTGCGCGGTTCGCGGCGTCGCGCGCGTTCGCCGCGAGGATCTCCGCCTGCCGTTCCGCGTCGAGCACCGAACGCCACGCGCTCGACTGCGTCGCCTCCGCGTTGAAGACGCCGGCTTCGCCTTCGAGCCGTTCGCGTTCGGCGCGGAGCGCTGCCGCGGTCGCGTCGTCGAGCGCTGCCGCCGTGAGTTCCGCGACGACCCGCGCTTCGGTCTCGACCTTCGTCGCAGCCTGCACCGCCTTCGCCTTCGCCATCGCGAACGCACGATCCCACGCGTCGAGTTCGAGCCATCGCGCGACGACCGCGCGACGCTTGCCGCTCGTCTGCCCGACGATCGCTTCGGCGTCGCCTTGTTTGAACCACGACGTCGCTTCGAGGTCGGCGGACGTGAGCCGGAGCAAGCGGTCGATCGCATCCTGCGCGGTCGATCCTTCGAGCATCGTCGCGCCGTTGTCGATCGAGACGTCGAGCGTTGACGCCTTGCCGCGCCGGCGGCTTCGGCGGATCGCGACGCCGTTGTCGAACACGAGCCGGACCGTGGTCGACTCGCAGCCGTTGCGGATGACCCCGTCGTCGAGCCGCTTCCGGTGCGTGCCATGGAGCGCCCATCCGATCGCTTCGAGAAGCGCGGTCTTCCCTGCCCAATTGCTTCGCCGCGGATCGCCGACGTAGCGCGCGACGACCGCGATCGGACCGGGCGGGAGTTCGACGTCCTGCACCCCGGCGTACGCCATCCAATCCTCGAACGTGATTCGTGTTAGTCGCATCGGCTTCCCCTGCTCTTCGTCATCGGACCGCGAGCCGGGAGTCGAACCCAGCCGAAGACCATCCCGCGGCGTCTTCGTTCAGTGAGTCGCGTTCGCGTCGGAGGTCTTCGCCTTCGAGCGCTTCGCGGCCTTCGCCTTGCCGCGCTTGCCGGAGCGCTTCGCAGCGGCCGCGGTGTTCTTCGCGCGCTTGGCCTTCGCCTTCTCGCGGTCGGCCTTCGCCTTCGCCTTGAGCGCGAACGCGGCGAGCGCGAGCTTGCGCTCGTGCGCGATCCGCTCGACGTCGGCGTCGGTCGGAACGGTGATCGCGTCCGCGAGCGACTTGATCCGTTGAAGAGCGGAGCGACCGCCCTTCGAGATCACGAGCCCGGCGGGATCGGAGTTGCTCGCACGCACCACCGCGAAGAGCGCATCCGAAATCGCGTTCGTGATCTTGACGTTGGGGTCCATCTTCTTTGCCATGTCTACACCTTCCCTGCTTTGTTCGCCTACTTCGCCGCGAGCGCGGAGTCGTAGATCGCGAGCGCGGCATCCGTTGCCGCTGCCCGTTGCCCTGCGTCGAGCCCCGCGGCGGTCTCGAACCACGCGGAGATCGCATCGTGCGGAGCCGCCGCACGTCGGATCGCAGCATCGCGCCGCGACGTCACGATGCCATCGGGAACGACCTTCGGCGCGAGTGAGACCGCGAGCGCGCCAGCGGCGAGAAGTTCGCGCTTCGCGCTCGCAGCATCGAAGCCCGCGCGCTCGCTCGACTTGATCACCGGAGAGAGCTTCACGAGCGCGCCGCGTACGTCGAGCCCGGCCGGCATCGGCCAGCGGTCGATCTGCACGAGCGGCGTCGTCGGAACCTCGAAGAGCCGAACGCCCTCGAAGTGAGCCGCGGTCGCCGGCCTCTTCGCGTTCGGTGTCTCGGGATCGTGGTAGGCGCGTGTCTTCGTCGGAGACACCGCGAACCCGAACACCTTCGACGCTTCCGCGTACGCCGACGCGATCACCGCGACGGAGTCGACGTGCGTTCGTGTCGCCGGCGTCGAGCCCGGCATCGGTGCCCGAGTGTCTTCGAGCGCTGCCGCACCGCCGTGTCCGTTCGCGCACGACGCACCGCCCGGCGTCATACGTTGCGGTTCGCCGCACGCGCCACAATGCGTACCCATGAGCGGGAACGACTCGAACGGCTCGGTCTCGTCCGGACGATCGAAGAGCGGAGCCGCCTTCGGCTTTCGCGTGCGGGTCTTCATCGCTTGCTCTCCATTTTCGCGACGCGAGCGTACGTCGAGATTGAGAGCACGAGGATCCACGACACCGCGCCGCGGATCGCGTTGTGCTCGTCCACGCTTCCACGCTCCGACGTCACGATCGCGAAGAGATTCCAGATCACGAACCCGTGGATGCCGAGGTTGAGAACCGCGATCGCGAGTTCCCACAACGCGCGGAAGACCTCGAACATGTCTTGTCGTTTGCCCACGATCACACCTCCGCCAGTAGGAAGCCGCGCGGACCGTCGTCGCGTTCGCCGAACGTGAAGCGCACCGGCGCGCCGATGATCTCGACGCGGAGCCCGTCGACGGTGTGCGTCTGCTGCGCGTGGTAGTGCCCGTTCGTGATCAACGTCGGTCGCACTTCGCGGAGCATCGCCGACGGGAAGAGAAGATCGCGACCGCGAACCATCTCGCCCTCGCTACCGGGATCGATTCCGGGGATCGTGTAGTGCCCGAGCGCGAGCACCTTCGCGCCACGCTCGCGCGCTTCGCGCGCTTCGCCCATCGCCTTCGCCAGCGTCGAGCGGTAGACCTCGGTCCGCTCGACCGCGCGCGACACGTACGGGAGCGCGAGCACGCCGCCGTCGCTGCCGTGGATCTCGATCCATCGCGGAAGCTCCGCGAGCACGACGCCGTTGACGTCGAAGCTCTCGACCGCTGCCGCGAGCGGGGAGAGAACCGAGCACGGTTCGGAGACGTCGAGCACGTCATGGTTCCCAGGGATCAGGACCGCGCCGTACTTCGCAGCGCTCGCGAGCTTCGCAGCGGCGCGCACCATGAATGCCGACCACTTCGATTCGTGGAGCGAGCCCGGATCGAACGCGTCGCCACCGAAGCACACGACGTCGACGCCCTCCGCGGTCGCAGCGGTCGCGATCGTGTCGACGTACGCCGCGAGTTCATCGAAGCGTTCGACGCCGGCAGTCGACGCGTCGATGTGCCAGTCGCTCGACAAAAGAGCTTTCATCGTACGTGCCCCCAGCTTTTCCCCGTGAGGATGTTCGATACCGTCGCCGTGCTAACCGAGAATCGATCCGCGATGCCTTGAAACGTCTGGCCCTGCTTTCGTAGCGAACGGATCTCCCGAACCACCGCATCGCAGATCTTCGCGCGACCATGCTTCTCGCCCGCCGTCGTGCGACCCTTCCGCTTGGCGTCGGCCATGTTATCGGCACGCGTACCGAGGAAGAGGTGCTCGACGTTGACGCATCGTCGATTGTCGCACTTGTGGCAGATATCGAACCCCTTCGGGATCGGACCGTGCACGGTCTCGAACGCGTACCGATGCGCGTACACCGGACCACCGGGCATCGCGAAATGCCCGTAGCCGTTGCGCGTCGCGCCGGTCCATTCGATGCAACCCGACTGAACGAGCCGCGTCTTCGTGTGGAATCGAGCGGTGTCGTTCACGACACGACCTCCGAGCGTGACGCTTCGAGAAGATCGGCGAACTTGCGGAGCACCGCGACCACGTCGCGCCCTTCGACCTCGACGTGCGGAACACCGTTGACGATCAGCGCCGTCGGCTCGTCGTCGTCGAGATCCGTGACGATCACGATCTCCGCGTACCCCGAGCGGTCGATCGCGCGGAGCCGTTCGAGTTCCTCGTCCGCACGATCGCGCCGACGTGCACTCGGTCGCTTGCCTGCACCCTTCGCCATCACGTCACCTTCCGGATCACGTTGTCGATCGCGGAACGGAGCGCGACCTGGATCGACTCGTCTTCGGCGATCGCGAGGATCGCGCGCTGCTCACCCTGCCAGCGTCGCTTCGCGAACGAGAGCCAAGAACCCGCGGCTTCGATCACTCCGACCACGCGCCCGACGTGGAGCAAGTCGCGAGCGACGTCGAAGCCTGCCGGCGTGAGCGAGCCGTTCGAGAGGTGGAAAGCGATGTCGGTATAGCGCCCGTCCATGTGCGCGACCTTCGACTTCCAGATCCGAACCCGATGCCGGAATCCGTAGATCTTCGCGTCCTTTCCTTCGCCTTCTTTGATCGCCGTGCCCTTGCTCACGCGCATGACCATCGACGCGTCGAAGAGCAACGCCGCGCCGCCCTTGACCTTGAACTCTTCCTGATAGCCGAAGCCCTGCTCTTGCTCGTCGCGTTCCTGCGCGATCACGACGAGCGCGCAATCCGCGGCCGCGAGCATCGGCGTGAGGTGGTCGAGCCACGCCTGATTCATCGCAGCGCGATAGCGACCCCATCCCTTGTCGATCGCGTCCGCGCCTTCCTTCCGGAGCTTTTCGAGTTCGCGCTCCGGCACGAGCTTGTTGATCGAGTCGACGACGAGAATCGACGCGAGGTCGGGAGCGCTCTTCTTTTCGTCCGCGACCCATCGCAGGAACGTGTCGACCTTGTCGATCGTTTCCTCGTAGCTCTTCGGTCGGTCCGCGAGGAAGTTCGGCACGTCGCGGAGCGGCTTCCGGAAAAGTTCCTCGAAGAACTCGTTCGGTGTCGCGTGCTCCGCGTCGACGTACGCGCCGACATGCCCCTGCGACACGAACGACTCGACGAGCCCACCGACGAACGCCGTCTTCCCTCCGTGCGTCGGCCCGTGCACGGTATGAATCCGACGCACCGGGAGACCGCCGACTCGCGATCCGCGATTGAAGTCGGCGAACCGAGTCGGCACCGCGCGCACACGATCGAGAACGTCGTCGGCAGTCTGCCAGCCCTTCGGCAACGCGCCGATCCCGCGCGGCTTCTCGACCGGCGCGGGGAGCTTCGCGAGGTCGAGCCCCTCGCCCTTCTCGGGCTTCGTCTTCGTCGTCTTCGTTCGCGTCTTCGCCATCGTGATCTCCGTGTTTAGGACGTGCGGAACCTCGTGCGGGAATCGAACCCGCGTGAACCGTTCGAGGTCGGTCGAGCGCTTCCGCGCTGCGTTCAGAACGGGATATCGTCGCCGATGTCCACGCCGCAGTTGGCGCACACCTCGTCACCGTCCGCGTTCTTCTTGATCTTCGTCGAGCCGCACGACCAGCACGACTTCGCCGCGGGCTCGTCGTCGTCGTCCGCGGGCTTCGCCGCTGCCTTCGTCGTCGGCTTCGCCGCGGGCTTCGCCGGCTCGGGAGTCGGAGCGGCGTCGCCGTCGACCTCGTACTCGGCTCCGCACTTCGGACACTTCGACTCCGTCGGGAGCATCATGTGCCCGCACTCGTCGCACGGGATGCGCTTCGGCTCGGGCTTCGGCTCTTCCTTCCGCTTCCGCGTACGCGTCGCCGGCGCGGGCTCGGGCTCGTCGTCGGTCTCGGTCGCGCGCTCGACCTTGCGCGTACGCGCTGCCGGTGCGGGCTCGTCGTCGTGCGACTTCGCGCGCTCACGCTCGGGGGCACGGCGCCCCGCGGTCCCGCCGCTCTTCACGACGTCACCGCGCATGATCGCGCGACGCACCGCGGGATCCTCCGAGAAGATCTGATCGAGCGGGAGATCGATCTGCGCTGCCGCCTCGAACGCCGCACGGATCTTCGTCATGTCGTCGGGGTGAACCTCCGCGTACTTCGCGATGTCCGGCGGATCGGATTCGAGCGCGTCGCGGATCTCGGGAGTGAGCTTCGCGCGGTTGAAGCGCGACACCCCATACATGTTCGCGACCGCGGCGCCACCGTCGAACGTCCACTTGAACGCGTACGGGTTCGTCTCCGGATTGCCGTCGTCGCCGTCGCTCTCGATCTGATTCTTGATCTCTTCGCGGAGCTTGTCCCCGAGGAGCTTCGACTCGCGCGCGATCTGCGCGCCCTTGTCCGGATGCGCGTCGTCGACCACCGCGAGGATGTACTCGCACTTCGCCGCGAGCGTGTGGTTGAAGTTGCGCTTCCCCGTCTTCACGAGCCCCGAGAGTTCGCCGGCGGTCCACTTGATGATCGCCGAGTTCTTGTGATCGGTCCACTCGAAGACCGCGTCGTCGTGCGCGAGGTCGCCGGCTTCGCACTTCACGCGGAGCCACTCGCGGAGGATCAGGAACGGATCCCGATCCGGCGCGCGCTCCGGTCCGCCGTGGTCGCGGTTCCGGAAGAACTGCTTATCGTAGACCTCCGCGGAGTCGGGACCGACGAACTTCGGGAAGCGGAGGATCTTCTTCTTCCGCCCGCTCTCGTCGTCCTTGATCTCGTCTTCGATGATGAATGAATGCGCGTAGACCTTCACCGGGCTCGTCTTCGTGTGGAGCCAGACCACGATCTTCCCCGCGTCCTTCCACTTCGAGAGCCATGCGGAACCACCGCGGCCCGTGTCACTCAGGAACCCATCGAGCAAACCCATATACCTACCTCGTTCGTGTTCGTCTTCGTGTCGTCGTTCGGTTCGGCTTTGCCGGTCGTCGTCTCTATCATCCGCCGAACTCAGCGGTTCGGCGAAACTTTCTCCGCGATCACTCGCAGCGTCGAGCACCGCGAGCGCCACGCGTCGACGAGCCCCTCGACCGACCGCAGCGCGCCGTGCATCGCCGCGCGCTTGCGCGCGAGCCGCGAGCTTCGGTCGGGCCAGTTGGCGAGGATCCGGTCTTCGACGTCCTGGATCGTCGGAGCCTTCGAGCGCTTGCCGCTCGCCTTCTCCGCGTCGAGTTCTGCGCGCGCGGTCGTGCGAAGAATTTCGAGTTCGGAGTTCGCAGCGCGCGTGACCTCTTCGTCTTCGAGCTTCGCCATACGAGCGAGCCGCACCGCGTCGAAGTAGTTCCGCTCCGCGCGGTCGAGCGCGGGGAGCACCGCGCCGTAGCTCGTCGCGTCGGTCCCGAGTCGGAGGTCCGACACGAGCCGCGCGTAGGTGTCCTCGGGGTTGAGCGCGTAGACGGTCTCGACGATGCGCCCCCACGCGCCGCCCACGGCTTCGCCAGCGCCCGCGACCGGCGAGCCGCTACCCTCGCCCGTCTCGACGTCGTCGCCGCCCTTCTCGGCCCCGCTGGACGTCGCCGCGCGAGTCTCGACCGGCGGTCGCGGACCATCCGGGATGATCGCCGCCGCCGCTGCCGCGGCTTCCGCCGACGAGACCTTCCGCCGTCGCCGGCGCGGAGTCGCGTCGTGCCCCTCTTCGTAGCCGCGTTCGGCTTCGTAGTCGGGATCGTGTTCGTCGTGATCGTGCGCGCTACCCATCGTTCACCTCGTCCCCATCATCCGACGTCGTCACCGAAGAGCGGAAGAACATCGGCGGTCGTCTTCCGTTTCCGCGTCGCCTTCCTCGGTGCATCGGGCGAGGGTTCGACCTTCGGCGGCTTCGGCGGCTTCGGCACCGCCAGCGCTTCCCAATCGCGCCCTGGATAGACGATGTCGAGCAATCGACGCGTCGGGGGGTAGACGCGAGAATCCCAGTAGTAGCCGCGGTCGACGCGCTCGAACGCGCCTGGATCATCCGCGGGGAGCGCGAGCAAGTTCCCGCCGGCGTCATCCTCGGGACCGGGGGTCACGACGAAGTACGAGACCCGCGAGCCTTCGACGATCGCCTCGCCACGCGCCGCGAGAATCTTCGCGACCCGAACGTGCGCGGGGAGCGTCGAGACCTTGCGCGGCGTCCCGCATTGTGGGCACTCGGTCTCTGCGCGCTTCGTGCGCGTGGTCCCTTCGCGGAAGACGTACCCGCACTTCGTCGCGCTCTTCCCCTTCCCGATCTTCGCGCCGCACTCCGCGGTCGTGAATCGGTCCGCGTATTCGTCGAGCCCCTTCACCGACTGCGAGAGCACGAGGTCTTCACGCGAGAGATCGCCGACGAGCACGCGCGAGCGCCACGCGTCGACGAACGCTCGAAACTCTTCGACGTCGGGGATCTCCGGGCGTAGGAGCATCGCGATCGCCTCCGCCTGCATTTCGCGCGCGAGTCGGATCGCATCGCCGCGCTTGTACTCCAAGCCCTTGACCTCGGGCTTCATGTCGTCGGGCGCGTTCTTCCCCTTGTAGATCGCGAACTTCCCCGCGTAGCGCTTCGCGCTCACCATGACGAGCCGTCGAAACGACTTCTCGTATTCGAGCTTGATCCGCGACTCGGTGCACCCCATGTCTGCGAGCGTTGCCGGCCAGCCCTCGTTCAACGTCGCGACCACGCGCGCGAACACCTCGCGATCGCCCTCGACGAAGACCGAGTCCGTGTCGCCGTAGAACGGCGCCAGCCCCGCGGCTTCGCTCGTGCGAGCAACGTGTTTGATCAACCACGCGCCGGTCTGCGTGACGCCCTCCGCGATCGTGCGATCGAAGAACCGCGTGAACGGCGAGCCCACGATCCCGTAGAACGAGTTCGCCACGATCTTGAACGCGCTCGATAGCCGCTTGAACCGATCCCATTCTTCCGAACCCGGCTCCGCTGCATCCGCGCGCTTCGTGTACTCCGCGCGCTGCGCCACGAGTTGATCGAGCGCGAGCGGGATCACTCCGCGGAAGTCGGTCCGGAAGTACACGTCCCGGTCCGGTAGCTTGCACGTCTGCACCGCGCCCGACTTCGCCTCGAACCTACCCGCGAGCGTGTCGGGTGACATGTTCCACGACCGCATGATCGATGGGTACAGCCCCGCGAAGTCGCAGACATGCACGCCGTCGATCACGCCGAGCTTGCGCGGTTCCATGACGTACGCGCCCGCGAACTTCTCGAAGCCCTCCGCACCATCGCGGAACACCTTCGACGCGAAGCGGTAGCCGCGCTCCGCGCCGAGTCGTAGCAGGAACCCGTCGCCCTGTTGCGCTGCACCGAGCGACGCCGAATCCGGAACGCATCGCGTGACACGGCAGACCGCCATGTGCAGCGCGACGAATCCGGTCTTCGCTTCGATGCGCGGAAGAAGCGTCGTGTCGCGGAGGTTGTATCGCACGAGTCGTTCGCGCTCTTCGCCGCCGGCGACCCACGCCTCCCACGTCTTCGACGCATCGAACGCGTCTTTGCCTTCCCCGAGAACGTGGTTCGCGATCGCGTTCAAGCTGAACGATGCGCGCTCTTCGCCGGAGTCGTGCGCCTGATTGTACTTCTTGAAGACCTGCATCGCGTCGAGCCAACACCACCGATTCCAGATCGGGGGTCGACCGTTCGCGTGACGCACGCGGAGGAAGTTCGATCGGTTCTCCAACACCGGGAAGTCGAAGCCGTCGCCGTTCCACGCGAGAAGCACGTCCAGATCTCGAACCGCATCGAAGAACCGACCGACGAGCGCGCGCTCCGCTGCATCGGTGTCTTCGTCGAGCACCTCGACGATCTCTCGACCGCGATCGTCGACGAGCGCCCACGACAAGATCCGCGCCTTGCCGTCGCGTGCATCGTTGAAGCTCTTTCGCGAATCGGTTTCGAGATCGAACCATCCCATGCGCGGGTTCGCGGAGACCTGGATCGTACCGTGGTCCGTGAGAGCACGTCGCAGCGGGCCGACGTCCGCTTCGAGGATCGCGAGTTCGGGGGCATCGCGAGCCATGCTCGCGCCTCGGAACACCTCACCGATTCGGCGCACCGCTTCGAGCCGTGCCCACTTCGATGCGAAGTCGACGCGAGTGTACTTCCCTTCGACCGAGAGCCCCTCGACTTCGCGCGAGCGCTGCAACGTCTTCCGATCTGCGTCGTCGAGTCCGACGAAGAACGCCGACCACTTCGCGCGCGTGCGACGAACCCTCACGTCTTCGCCGATGCGCTCGACGAAGTAGACGAAACGATCGTCGCTCCACCCGCTCACGATCTCCATGCGACCCCCTCAGAACTCCGCACCGCAGAACGGACACGAACTATCGACGACGATGTCCGAGACCTCGAAGCACACGAGACACAATCGCCCGGTGCGTTCTCCGCGTCGCGACCTCGCGATCTCCACACGCAAGCGCGCGACCGCTTCCTCGACGTCGCCGTCTACAGGAAGCCCCCGACGTTCGAGACCCGCTCGAACCGCCGGGGGATAGACCGACCCACCGGGTCGCATCATCCTTCGTCGGGCTCCGCGATGCGCACGAACGCCACCGTCGCGCCGATGATCTTCTCGCCGTCGAGCTTGAGCCCGATGCGCTGGACCACGCCGTCGGCGATCGGGATCTCGACGTACGAGTCCGGCGCGTGCACCTTGATCGCCTTGCCGTTCTTCGCACTCTTCCAGCCGTACGTCTTCGGGTCGCCGTCGACCTTCACCACCAGCGAGATCTTGCCCTCGCGCTTCGGCTTCTCACGCTCGGTCTTCTCGCGCTCCGGCTTCGCGCGCGCGGGCTTCTCGGTCTCCGGCTCCACGTCACCCGCCGCGATCCGCTGAACGTCGCGAGCACTCGCGCCAGCCTTCGCAGCTTCGAGCGCCGTCGCGCGCGCGTCGTCGTCTTCGCCACCCGCGATCAGCGCGAGCTTGTGCAGTCCGACCCGCGCGTAGGTGTCGCGGTCGAACTGCCCGACGACCTCGATCAGCCGGTAGCACGTCGAGCGCGCGATCGGGAGTTCGGTCTCGATCCACGCCTTGAACGACGCATGCCCGCGCGCCTTCCAGAGTTCGTCGCGATGCACCCGCGCGATCTCGATCCCGAGGTCGTAGTAGTTCGCGACCGCGTTCGCCGCGAGCGCGGCGATCCGCGCGACCGCTGCGTCGAGGTCCGCGACCTTCGCCGCCATCCCTTCCGCCACCTCGGAAGCGCTCGCCACCATCGCGCCCCCGGAGACCTCGGGCTCGCCCGGTGTCTCCGACGAAGACACCGCCGGCGCGGGCTCGTCCACCGGCGCGGGCTTGCCCTTCTTGCCCTTCTCGGGCTTCGTCTTCGTCTCGGTCTCCGCCGGCGCGGGCTTGCCCTTCTTGCCCTTCTCGGGCTTCACCGCGGGCTCGGGCTCGGGAACCGGCTCGGGCGCCTTCTCGGGCTCTTCGGGAGCCGCCGCGGGGGTATCCTCGTCGACCCCCGCGTCGCCGCAGAACGGACACGCGCTCGTGTCGTCGGTCCCGACCTCGCCGCACACCTCGCACCGGACGTGCTCGTCGACCGGAATCGTCGGGAGTAGCTCGTCCGCGAGGTGCGCGCGGAGCCGCGCGAGCTTCGAGGGGAGATCGCCGGACGGGTCGAGCCCGTAGCACGCCAGCCCGTCATCGACCGCGGCTTCGTTCGCGCGCTGCCCGTTGGCGAGCGTGATCGCGGCGTCGTCCGCCGATGCGCTGCCGGTCTTCTTCTTCGTCGCCCCTGCCTTCTTCTCGACCATGATTTACCTCGCTTCGAGCACTTCACCTTGGAGCCGGCGAGCCGCCGCGCGGTATGCGCGCTCGAACTCCCACGACCTATCATCCGACGACGTCGACGCGTTGCGCGCTGCACCGCGAAGATTCCCGTCGGTCTCGACCATGAACACCGCGGCACGCGCGAACCACGGATCGGATTCGAGCGCGAGCCGAAGAGAGACCGTCGCTTCCTGCGTAGCCGGCGCGCCGGGCTCGTACGTGTCCGCGTAGGTGACGGCGCGCGCCGGCGGACGGCGTCCCTTGCGCGGCCAGCCCGCGGCCTTCGCCAGCCGCTTCTCTGCGTAGCGCCCGACCTGGAAGTAGACGTAGGCATCGATCTCGACGCCGCGCGTCGGATCCCATTCGTCGAGCGCGCGCCAGATCGCGATCGTGATCTCTTGCCGGATGTCGGCGGAAGCGTGAAGGCGACACCGCCAGCGCTTGCCGAAGTACGCCGCGATCGCTGCCACGTCTTCCGCGACCACGCGGTAGACATCATCGAACGTCGCTCGCCCTTCGCGGTACGCGAGGAACGTCGAGCGTGCTTGCCTGAACTTCGCCATGTCGTGATCCTTCTCGGGCTAGCCCGTGTCGTTTGGGGTGCAGAACCTACGATGCGCGGGAGCACCTTCGCAAGAGCCCCCGCGCGAGTTTCACTCCGCGGCTTCGAGCGCTGCGCACGCCGCGTTGACGACCTGCAGCCCGGCCTCGACCACGAACCGCGACGGCGAGAGCGTGACGACCTTCGGGCCGATCGCAGCGTTCGCCACGCACGAGACGCGGAGAACGTCACGCGCACGCGTGAAGGCGACGTACGCGAGCCGCCGCTCTTCCTCGACGTCTTCGCAACGCGCGTGCGGGAGGATCTTCTCGTTCGCGCCGATGACGAACACCGTCGACCATTCGAGCCCCTTCGAGCGATGGATCGACATGAGGGTCACGCGGTTCGCATCCTGCCCGACCTTCGCTCGCTTGCTCGCCTCGATCTGCTCGTCGACGTAGTCGAGAAGATCGTCGACCGTGACGAAGCGCTCCGACGCTCGAACGAGTTCGCGAATGTTCGAGACCCGCGAGTTCTCGGGGCTCTCGGTGCCCTCGTCACGCGTGATCCACCGGACGAAGTCGGTCTCCGAGAGCACCTCTTCGATCAGCGCCGCGGGCTTCGCATCGTCGCCGCCGGCCGCGATGCGCTTCGCGAGCACGTCGACGAGCGTGCACCATTCGAGCGCGCTCGTGCGCTGCCGCGACTGCAAGCCGCCGGTCGCCGCGGTACGACGAACCGTGTCGGTCCACGTATTCGACTCGACGTGCATCGAATCCACCTTCTCGACGAAGGCTTTTCCGAGGAAGCGGAACGGGGCGTTGATGCACCGGCGCACGTCGTCGAACTCGCCGCGACCGCTCGCGATCCGGAGGTAGCCGAGAAGATCCTTGATTTCCTTCCGGTCGTAGAAGTTGGTCCCGCCGATCACCACGTACGGGATCCGGTTCGACAGCAGCGCCTCTTCGAGCGCGCGACTCTGCGCGTTCGTGCGGTAGAGCGCGGCCATGCTCGACCACTTCGCGCCGTCCGTACCGCGTGCGAGGATCTCCGCGACGACGCCACCGGCTTCCGCGTCCATGTCGACGAAGCGAGTCGCGACCACGTCACCGGCGACGCCGCGCTCCGCCGTGATCGACATGTCGAGCTTCGCAGTCGGAGCCATCGCACCGAGCACGCCGTTCGCAGCGCTCGCGATCGCGTCGCCGCAGCGGTAGTTCCGGTGCATGTAGACCACCCGCGCGCCCCACGTCGACGCGAACGCGAGAAGCCCGCTCGGGTCGGAGCCGCGGAAGCCGTAGATCGCTTGTGCGGGGTCGCCGACCACCATGTAGTTCCGATGGTCGCGAGCGAGCATCGAAGCGATCTCGCGCTGAACCAAGTTCTCGTCTTGACACTCGTCCTGCATGACGAAATCCCAGCGCGACGCCCAGCGCGCACGCGTGCTCTCGTTCGTCGCGAGCGCGTGCCACGCGTCGAGGAGCATGTCGTCGAACGTCATCAGCATCGTCTCGCGGCGCGCGACCTCGGTCCGCGCGTATGCCTCCGCGAGAAGCTCCGGCGAGCGCTGCCCGCACGGGTTCACGTCGTAGAACTTGCGCGCGACTGCGAGAGCCTCCGGCGTACCGGGAAGCGCGCACGAAGCCTTCGCCCGTCCGATGTACGCCGAGACCGTCGTGAGGTCGGCGCTATCCCACTTCATGCCGCGGAAGCCGAGCGCGTCCTTGATCAGCGTGCGGTAGCGGTCGCGCTCGTCGAGCCGGTAGCCGGGCGCCAGCTTCTCTTCGCGCACGATCTGATTCGCGAGCGAGTGAAAGGTACCGACCCGCGCGTCGCTCTCGCCGATCATCGCGCGGAGCCGCTCGTTCATCTCACCCGCCGCCTTCGCGCTGAACGTCACCGCGAGGATCCGCCGCGGGTCGACCCCGTGGTTCTCGACGAGGTTCGCGATGCGCGCGACGAGCGCGGTCGTCTTCCCCGCACCGGCAACGGCGCCGACGATGATCGGCCCGCGAACGTGCTCGACGACGTCGCGCTGCTCGGGGTTCAGGGTCGCGATCGTCTGCGTGAGGTTCTTCGTCATCGGAGTTCTTCTCTTTCTCGGGGCGAGCCCCGTTGGTGAGCCTAGATATACACGAGCCGCGGAACCGTGCAAGGGGGAATCGTCACGTCTGCAAAAGCTCCCGGATTTTCGCGAGCTTTTCGAGCTTGCGCTTCGCGTCGCGCACGATCGACGCGTTGGTCTTGCGGATCGCGCTCGACTTGTTCGTGAGCTTGCCGGCGCGGTTCCGAGTCGCGCCCCGTCGCTTCGCTTCGCGGACCTCGTCTTCGAGGTTCCACTTCGCGATCCAGCGCTGGATCTCTTTCGTCGACGCCGGCGAGTAGCCGATCACCACCGCGGTCGCGATGTAGCTCCCACCCGTGACGATGATCGCGCGACGTAGTCGCTCGCGCGCGGAGTTCGGCGCGAGCTTCGCGAGCTTGCGGAACGCGTACGCGTGAGCCGCGGTCTTCGCGCCCTTCGGTCTTCCCTTCGGTCTTCCAGTCGGAGCCGTCATCTTACCCTCCGTCTCGCCGCTGCAATCCATGCGGCGCGGTTCGTGTCGTCGTCTGCATCATCCGGCGCGAGGTCGAGCGGTACGCGTCGGACGTCGGAGTATCTCGCCAGAGATTCCGCGAGCGCGTCGAAGGCTCGGTCACCGGCGGAGTCCGGATCGGTCGCGACGAGCACTCGTCGGAACGTCGCGAGCGTTGCGATCTTCTCCGGCCCCATGTTCTTCGCACCGAGGATCGCGCACGGGTTCGGCGCGCCTGCGCGTTCCATCGCGAGCGACTTGAAGACACCCTCCGTCACCGTCACCGTCCCGCGCCTTCCCTCCGCGTCGAGCGGCTCGAACGCGGGTTCGCCGAAGATCGCGGCCGCGGGATTCACACCGGGCTCGTCTCGCGGCGGCGTGTCGTACCGCGCTCGACCGTCGTTCACGAACGCGCGCGCGACGTACGAGAGCAAGCGACGACGCGTCACCACCGGCACGACGACGCGCATCGCGCACCGCCCCGAGATCGCGAACCCGATGCGCCATCGTTCGATCTGCGCGCGCGTGACCCCGCGTCGATCGAGGTAGTCGAGCGCCGGCCGAAACCATTCGCTCCCGTCCACGCTCGGGATCTGCACCCCCCACGGAAGCGCGAACTCCGCACGCGTCGGCTCTCCGATCCGAATCGTCGGCAGCCCGTCGTCGAGGTCGAGCCGTCCGACGTTCGCCGCGATCCACTTCCCAGCATCCGCGAGCGAACACGACCGCACCGACGCGACGAGTTCCCACGGGCCACCCTGCAACCCGCACGCGAAACAGTAGTGCGAGCCGGTGTCGACGATCGACCACGACGGCGATCGGTCCGCGTGATCCGGGTTCGGACACTTCGCGACCCATCGCTTCCCGTCGCGCTTCGCTTCGATGCCCAGCGCGCGGAGTAGCTCCGACACGTCTACGCGTGCGACGTCGCGCGACATGCCGTCAACGCGCGATCGATGATCGCGCCCTCTTCGTCGATCGTCTCTTCGAGGAACTCCAAGACCGCGACGTCGCGCGGGTCTTCGAGCAACGGCTTCGCAGCGCGAACCGCGGCACGGATTCGTTCGACCGCGTTCGCGATCGCTCGCGTCGGCTGCTCTTCCGCCATCGTGCTCATCCGTCCCTCCGACTCGGCTTCTTTCGCGACGAGCGTTCGATCTTCACGTCGCCGATGTCCCCTCCGAACTGCGTGCTCGACTCCAACCCCGGATCGTAGGGCACTTCCTCGCCTCCCGTGATCTGCGCGCGAGCACCATCCCACTCGAAGCGCGCCGCCCAATTCGCCTTTCCCTTGCGCTGTTTCAGGCAAATGATTTCGAGCGAGTCGTCCGGTACCGCCTTGAATTGCGCGTCGCGATGGACGCCGAAGATCTGATCCGCGACCTCGACGAACGCGCCGGTGCCCTTGATCGCTTCGCGCGTCGGTCGCTTGTCCGCGCGCTTCTCGACGTCTTTGAGTCTCAGCTGGTGGCAGATCACGCCATAGATATTGTAACGCGCGTGCATTTCCTGCTGGCGATAGAGCGCGGTCGTGACCCCGTCATACGAGAGATCGACGAGACACCGCTCCCAGAGATCCCAAATCCCGACGTCGCATCCGCTCTCAGCGATGTAGCCTTCGAGCACGTCGAGCGATCGATCGTTCGAGCGCTTCCCCGCGCCGCGGCGTAGCTCGTCGCCGAAGAAAGCGTTCTCCATGAACTTGACCCGCTGCGTGATCCAGCGCGTCGCCTTGTTCACGCGCGCGACTTCGTCGCTCGTGAGGTTGCCCTGGACCACGCGTTCGAGTTCGAGACCGAGCAAGCCCGAAACCATGACGTCGAGCGTCGACTCCGCGCCCATTTCCCAGCATCCGACGAGCGGCCGACGACCGGCCTTCGCGAGTCGGATCGCGAAGTCTCCGGAGAACGTCGACTTGCCAGATCCGGGAAGCCCCGCGACGACCGCGGTTCGCTTCGGCATCGCGCCTTCGACGAGCTTCGCGTCCATCGCATCGAAGCCCGTCGGCCAAAAGTTGCCCGAAGCCTTGCGCGCTTCGATCTCCGCCGAGAACGAGCGCGCGAGTTCGTCGGGTCGTCGAATGAAACTCCGACCGCCGCCGCCTTCGATCGCACGAAGCACCGCGCGCGCTGCACTCGCGACCTTCTCCGGCGTCGCCTTCGGATCGCGGAGGTCTTTGATAAGCTCCGGTGCTGGCCCCTTGATCACGCGAGCGCGCGTCGCATCCCATCGAAGCGTCTCGACGTACCAATCCGGGTTGGTCGGGATCGTCGCTTGTGCTTCAAGCCCGCTCGTGTAGTCGGCGTCGAGGTCGGGAGACTCCGCGAGCGCGATGCGAAGGAACACCGCGGGATCGTGTTCGAGTCCCTTGTCTGTCATCACGCGGAGAGCGCGCCAGAGCGCGGCATGTTGCGGCACGAGGAACTCGTCCGCTGCGATCGTACGCGTCAACGTGTCTCGTCGCTTCCGATCTGCGAGAGCCATCCCGATCACGATCCGCTCGTTCGTCGGGTCGTAGGTGATCTCGTCCTTCGTCTTCGACTTCGATTCGCTCACGCACGCCTCCCCCGATTCGCGAGGTCGACGCGGTAGTCCCCCACCTTCGCGCGCGCGAACACGAAGCGCCACACCATCCGATTGATGTCCCGCCCATTGTCGCGCGCCCACTTCGCGCGGTTCTTCTCGCGCGTCCATGCCCAGCGCACGAACGCCGCGAACTCCACCGCGTCACCGCCGAACTGCGACGTGAGCAACGCCGACGCCGCGCGCGTCGCACTCGCGAATTCTGCGTTGTCCTCGAACTCGATCGGCGCAACGCCGTAGACCATCCGATGACACACCGAATAGAGACCGACGAGCGTCGACGGCTTCGCGTCTTCCCACTCGCCGGTCTGCGCGCGACGCTTCGCGTCGGCTTCGGCGACCTCCGCGCTCGTCTTCTTTCGTTCGCGCACCCCGCTCGGCTTCGCACGTTCCGCGAGGAAGCCCGCGAGGTATGCACGCGGAGCGTCCGCGACCTTCGGCGATGGTACGCGCGCCGGCGTCGGCATCGTGGAAGGCACCGCGCGCGGTGTCGGCGTCCAGCCCGCGGGTTTCTTGGTCCGAACTTTCATTTCGAACCACCGTCGCCGAACTCCGCGTTCCACATCCGCACCTTCTCGACCGCGTCGCGTTCGGCACGCTGCCGGAGGAACGAGTAGATCCGATCGTACTCCGCTCCGACGTCGTCGCCGTCGCGGAGCGCACGCGTGTACGAGACGCCGCCGACGTCGACGATCGCGAACTTCGCGCGGAGCGGGAGCTTGACCTCGGGATACGAGACCGTGAGCGTGTCGCCGTCGCGCGCGACGAACTCCGAACCGACCTCGACCTCCGCGCCTTCGCGCGTGACTTTCCTTCGACGTTCCATCCCTGCTACCTCCGAACGATCAACGGACCGCGATCCATCGTCCCGCGTCGTCGAGGATCTCGACGTTGCCGCGGTTCCACTTCTTGAACTTCGCCGGAGCATCCGGGAAGACGTTTCGATCCCACAACACGAACAGCACGCCCTCGCGCTTGCCCGGCGCGGGTCGGCAGATTCGCCCGCGAACCTGATTGAAGAACTGCGCGTTGTTCCCGATCGGCGTCGCCATGACGCCAGCCGCGACCGCCGGCACGTCGATTCCGGTTCCGATCGCGTTGTACGTTCCCGCGGCCGCGTCGAGGTCGCCGCGTGCGAGTCGCGACTTATCTTCCGCGAAGCGGACCGCGTTCGGCTTACCGCCCAGCATGAGCCCGGCACGCACGCCCACCGCGAAGAGACCGACGTCCGCGATCCATCGCGCGTGTTCCACGCGATGCGTGAAGACGAAGATCGGTCGCGTACCGTCGGAGACGAGTCGGCGCACGAGCCCGACGAGTTGCGCGTTGCGCTCTTCGTCGTTCGTCGACTCTTCGAGGAACCGATTGAAGTCGCGCTCTCCGCTCGACGCGTCGCGGTACCAATCCGCGGAGAACGTCGTCGGCACGAGACGCACGCGCACCGGCACGATCACGCCGTCGCGTTCGAGTTCGTCGCGCTCGACTTCGTAGAGCACCGAACCGAACTGGTCGTAGACCAAAAACTCTTTCCCGTCTTTCCGCGTTTCGTCCGCGCTGAACCCGAGACGATACCGCGCCGGGAACTCGTCGATCACCGTCTGAAACGTCTTCGCCGCGACGCCGTGCACTTCGTCGACGAGCACCGCACCGAACTCGCGCGCGACCTTGCCCAGCGGGAACGCGCCCGAGTTCAAGGTCTGCTGAAGCGCGAGCGTGAGACGCGGCCCGATCTGTAGCTTCGACCCTCCGCGCAAGATCCCGATCTCGCGCGCGTGCAGCCCAAGCTCGCGCACGGCGCGGTCCTTCCACTGATCGAGCAAGTTCGAGTCCCGCATGATCACGAGCGCCGGCTGCTGCAACGCCGCCGCGACCGCGAGCGCGATCGTAGTCTTACCCGATCCCGTCGGAGCGCGGACGATCCCCTGCTCTCGCAAGAGGCACGCGTCGAGCGCCGCGGCTTGGTACGGTCGAAGCTCGACGCTCGGCTTCGGCCACGCGACCGCCGGCTGCTCTTCTCGATCGTCGATCCATCGGATCTGGATCCCGTGCTCGCGCGCGAGCTTGCGAAGCGTCGCCGTACCACCACGCGGAAGCGTGATCGAGCCGTCCGCGTTCACGGTGCACGTCACGATCCGCGATGGCACGCCGTACGATGCGAAGCCGATCGCGCGTTTCTTCGAGAACTCCGGGTTCGCGTGCGTGAACGCTGCGCGGAGGTCTCGCACGAAGCTCTTCGGGAGCCCCGCGGGGAGTCGGATTCGGGTGTCGAGACGAACGGTGATCATCGCCGGCCCCCCTATCATCCGCCGTCCGCACCCGAACGGAACGACCTACCGACACGTTCGCAGATCGACCGGCGTCGACACGCGTTCGAGCACCGTCGCGTGCGAGATCTCGGGCAACGTGTGGAAGCGGTTCGCGGTGTCACCGCACGAGACGACTCGCGTGCGCTGCGTCGAGCGGTACCACGGCGCGAACCACATGAACGACTCGCCCCCGCACGGATCGGGAACGTCACCCGCCGCCCACGCGTCGAGCACCGCGCCCACCTCCGCGGCTTTCCGCTCGCCCTCGAAGATCCGACACGCGTCGCGACCGCGCTCGTCGAGCCGTGGCACTCCCAGCACACACGCCTGATAACCCGTGAGCGACTCGAACTCGCCGCGACGATGCGCGCGGAGCGGCGCGGAGGTGTCGACGATGTAGTCCGCGAACGATCGCCCGCGGAACCGCGCCAGCCCGAGCCAGCGTCGCGTCATCGTCCACGCGATCGCCGCCGCATCCTTCCCCGACGACGACTCGATCCGCACCATCGCGACGAGCGACGCCTTCGCCGCCGGCGTCCATGCACAATCCGGGATCGGTCGCGTCTTCGGCGTCGCGATCTCCGGCACCACCAGCACCGGCTCGACACGTTCAGCCGTCTTCGGCGCCGCGCGTGTCTCCGGCGGAGACACCGTCGCCGCGGGTCGGTCGTAGGTTGCGCCGATCGAGAGCGTCACGAGAAGAGCCGTCGAAGTCAGCACACGAGCGAGAGCGAATCGAACCATAGGCGGTCGTACTACCACGTCGCCGACGACGACCAAGAAAAAGTGACGCCGGCTCGGTCGTCGCGGTAGCAGGGGGGAGGTGAGACCGCGACGCGTTCGAGCCGGCGTCGGAGTCGATTCTACTCCGCCCGCGGGGCAAACGCGAGACACCGCGAGACCACGATCAGAAACTCCGGCGGGATCGTGCGAGCGACCACGCACACCGTCGCGTGCGAACACCGCTCGCACGCGTTCGTCTCGCGTTGGATCGTCTTCCGAAGTCCGACTCCGTCGACGTCACCCCATCCGGGATCGATGTCGGCGGCGTCGAGCACGCGCGACCCGATCAACGCGTCACGCGTCGCATCTTCTCGCCCTTCGTCGTACGCCGACGCCAGCACCGCGAGCGCTCCGGCTTCGCCTTCGAGCGCTTCGAGCACCGCCGCGCGGATCGAGGTCTCGCCACGGTTCGCGATCACGTCCGAGATCCTCCGCGCGACGCCCTCGACCACCGCGACCACGACTTCGGCATCGACCTCGGCCTCGCCAGCCTCCGCCGCGAGACGGCGCGTGACGTCGTCGCCGCTACCATCCCCGCCCCCATCGCCGGAACTCGCCTTCTCGACGTCTCCGGAGGTCGTCACGACACGCGCTCGCACGCGTACGCCGGCTTGATCTCAGCCGCGAGGAACTTCCCCGCCGACGGCGACGCGATCAACCCCTCCCACACCGCCGCCGGCACGCCGTCGTAGACGTACGACGAACCACCGCGGAACGTCACGCGGAGCTTCGAGCGCTCCGCGTCGTATGTCGCTTCCGTGAGGTGCGACGAGTTCTCGAACTTGACCGAATCCATGCCCCGCCTGCTTTCCTACCGTGAGAGAACCACCGCCAACGCGCCAGCGCTACCCGCACCGAGCGCGAACCATAGCCCCGGACGCTGCCACCACCGCGGCCCCGCGCGCCGGCGCGCCGCGTCGCGCTCTCGTCGAGCGTCCGCCGCCGCCGCGCGGAGTTCTTCCGCTCGCGCGGTCCAGAGTTCATCGCGGAGTCGGAGCCGCTCCGCGGCCGCGGCGTCACGCGCCGAGATCTCGTCGGCGTGGATCGCCTGCAACGCCGCCGCGCGTTGCGCCGCGAGATCAAGCTCGAAGCGCAATCGCTCGATCTCTTGCCGCCATCGGATCGCGACGTCGTCGGGAAGTAGCATCCCCGCGAACGGCGCGGGCTCGCGCGGTTCGAGAGACACGATCCGAGGTTCCTGCGCTCGCACGCCGAACGCCGCCGTCAAGGCGACGACGAAGAACCCGATTGCAGCGATCGATCGAAGTCGTTCAGCCATTCCGACACCGCCCCCCGTCCACCATCGCGCACCCGCGCAAGCTCCGCGCGTTGCGAGTTCGCGAAGCCGGCGCGCCTTCGCGCTTGCTCCGCTTCGATCTCACCGACGCGCCCCTCGATCTCGTCGAGCCGTCGCCGTAGCTCGTCATCGATCCGCGCCTCCGCGACACCGGCATCGATGCTCGCCGGCGGGAGCGGCTTGTCCGGAACATGCGGCGTCGTCGGCGAACACGAACGACCGCCGGCGAACCCGACGAGCATCGCGAGCGCGAGCACCGCGGCACCGATCCCGAACGTCTTCGCGTTCACGACCGCCGCGTCGCGTACGACATGACGACCGCGCCCTCGAAGAGTCCGAGCACGAAGCCGTAGGTCGTGAGCATCTTCGCGTCGAGGTCGGGCGCGTAGACCACGCCCAGCGCTGCCAGCACGAGCGGCACTCCGAGAACCGCCGCCGCTCGAACCTTCTCGCTCTTCGTCATCGTGCCCCCTCGCCCGGCGTCTGCGCGTACGCCGCTTCCTCGTTCGTGTTCCCGTGATAGAAGCTCTCGCCGCGTAGCACCGCGACGAGCCCCGCGGACCAATACGAGATCCACGACGAGGTCGCCCACGCCGCGAGCCCCGCCAGCGGATGCCACGTCACCGCGATCGGGATCGCGTAGACGAGCGCCATGAGCGCGTGCGCCTCGATTTGCTCGACGTGCACGAGTTCGTGGTGGAAGACCTCCGCGCGTCGAACGGGGTCGAGCGGCGCGAGCATGATCGCGTGCCCGAACGTGGTGCCACCCCATCCGCGGTACCACGACCGCATCGGCCACGACTTCGGATCGAGGTCGACGACGAGACACCCGCCTTCGCGAGAGAGCTTCGAGCCCCATGCCGCGCGGACGAAGAGCACGATCAGCACCGCGACGAGATCGCTCGGTGCCGTGATCGCGTACCGAAGGAAGCCGAGCCGCTTCACGCTTCACCGTCCGGAGGTTGCGACGGCGACATCGTCGCGCGGATGCCCGCGCGCACTTGAAGCCATCGGCTCCCGAACTTCACCGACTCGTAGACCTGCCCGCACACCGCACCGGCTAACAGGAACCACCCGCACCGCGCCGCGATGCGCGCAGCCGTTCCTTCGATCGAGTCGATCGCATCGAGCGTCGGAAGCGGGATCAGCCCGAAGAGCGCGCCACCGGCGAGCGGGTGAAGTCGGAGCGTGAGGTCGTACCACGACCCCGGACCGCGCCACCCGAAGCGAGTCGCGATCGCCTTCGACGCGACCCCGATCTGGTACACGAGCAACGCGACCGCGACGAACGACCAACCCTGCTCGACGACGTGAGGCAACCAATCCGGCATGATCGGATCGTGCCCGTCGCGACCGTCGTCGTCAACCCACCTTCGCGCCCTCGAAGCCCGCGGCACGGAACGCGCCGAGAAGATCGTGCCCCGGATCGGCTTTGTTGTCCGTGAGGTGGTAGTGCCCGAGGTGCCCCGAGAAGCGTCGCAGGAAGTCACGCGGCGCGACGTTGGGGTAGAGCTTCCCATCCGTGCCCACCGGCACCGCGAGCGCGATCGTCGGCACCGCCTTCGACACCGCGCGCGCCAGCGCGAGCGCGGTCCGGATCTGCGCGGGGAAGAACCGCGCGAACTCGCGCGACCGCCCGTTCATCGTCGTGCGGTACATCCCGCGCTTCGGGTTCGGAGACGAGCGCCCCGGTCCCGTGAAGCCGTAGTTCGTGATCTCGGTCCCCCACGACTCCGGATTCCACGGGCCGGCGTCGTAGGTGTCGACCTCGATCGGATCGGCGAACTGCCAGAGCAAGCCGTCGGCATCGATCGCGGTCTCGATCCCGAGTTCGCGACCGTCGAGCACGCGGAAGAGCGCGCGCGCCGTCCCCTCGCCGCCGGTCCAATGCCAGACCTTCTTGCGGAGCGGCGTCTTCGAGATCACGCGACGACGCGCACCGTCGCCGGGCTTGAACTGCATCCCGTGATCGTGCCAGTTGAAGCACTCGATCTTGCCGCCATCGTCCGCGACGACGTCGACGACTCGCCCACCTACGATCAACCCGCTCGCCTTCATGCCGTCACCCTCCGCCCGGCGTCGGAGCCGGGATCGTTCGTCGTTCGAGTTCGTCGCGAAGCCTTCGGTTCTCGTCTTCGATGCGGTCGACGTGCTTCCGAATCGAGGTGAGGTCGTTCCGCAAGTTCTGATACGCGTAGAGGATCAGCCGGTTCGCGTCGCGGAGTTCCTTCTCGCGGCTCTCGCGTTCTTTGTTCTCGCGTTCGAGCGCGTCGTATCGCCGCTCGCACTCGTCGTTCCGACCTTCGAGCGTGCGTTTCGTCGACTCGTGATCGCTCTTCATCCGATCGATCTCGTCGCGATGCGAGTCGCGCTCTTGATCCATCCGACGTTCGAGCGATTCGATCCGCTTCAAGAGCCGATCGTTGACCGTGAGGTCGGCGTCGATCTCGTGCTTCTCGACCTCCGCCGTCGATTCGATCCGCTTGCCCTCGTTCTCCGCGTGCTTCTCGCTTCGAGCGCGGAGCCAAAGCACGATCTGCACCGCGAAGCCGCCGGCGCCGAAGATCGCACCGATGATCGCAAGCCCGAGAACCCAAGGGTTCGCGCTCGCCGCCGTGCTCGTGATCGTGCTCGCGTCCACGTCGCCCCCTCGCGTTGGTTCAGCTTGCGGTTCCGATGACCGTCGCTCCGGTGCCGTACCACGCCGCACCGTACCCGCTGATGTTCAGCGCGAAGACCTGCCCGTCGCCGGTGCACGACGCGTTGATCCCGCCGGAGTTCGAGTCGTAGCGATCGAGCACCCACTTGATCCCGTCGAGGGATTTCAGCACCGCGCCCGCTTCGCCGAACGCGAAGAACACACCGCGCGTCGAGTCATACTCGACGCGTCGAACGTGCGAGAGCGTGGGGGTAGTCGGGACCGTCGCGGTCGACCACGTCACGCCGGAGTCGGTCGAATACTTGATCAGCCCGTCCGCGCATCCCGCGACGACGAGCGCGCCGTTGCTCGCGAACGAGAGCACGCAATCCGTCGGCGAGTCTCGCAGCGTCCACGTCACGCCATCCGGCGACGTGTGGATCCGACCCGCCGTCGTGAGGTTCGTTCCCTGCCCGACGATGTAGTTCGTTCCGTTGTAGTGGATCGCGTTCGTCGTCATGCCGCTGGTCAACGATCGCGCGGTCCAAGTGATCCCATCGGTGGACGTGCGGACGTTCGTCGCATCGCTCGCGACCGCAAGCGACCCCGAACCACCGAGCACCCCCGCCGAGTTCGCAGACCCGAACGTGCGGACGGTCCACGTCACGCCGTCGGGCGAGGTCGTGATCGTGCCCGACGCACCGCCGGCGATCAGCCGAATCGGTCCGCCGACGAAGATCCCCGTGAGCGCGTTCGCCGTGCCCGACGTGCGACTCGTGAACGTGAGCGACGCCGACGGCGGAGCGGTGTAGATCGCACCCGCCGAACCGACCGCGACGAAGAGGTCGTTCGTCGAGTCGTAGCGCATCGCGCTCAGGGTCGGAGTTCCGCCGATCGTCGCTTCGGTCCAATCACCGTTGCCCGAGTTCTTCGAATACGCGAAGAGCCCGCTTGCTCCCACGACCACCGCGGTCGCCTTGCCGTATGCGATCGCGTCGTAGTAGCGGGTCGTCGTCGGAACATACTTGAGTTCCATGCGCGCGACCTGCAACGCGTAGCCGTTGTTCGAGAGACCGAGCAACGCCGTGATCTGCGTCGCGAGCGTACCCGCCGCGATCGAGAGACCGCTGCTCGACACCGCCGCACCGCCGACCTTCGCCGTGCCAGTCGACGCCGCGAGGTCCGCCACGATCTTGTTGACCGTCGCGCGCAACGTGCCCGCGGAGAACGCCGACGCGTCCGCCCACGAAGCGATCGCATCGATCCCGATCTTCGCCGCACCGCTCCCACCGCCCGACGTGCTCGCGAGCCCCGTGACGATCGCAGCGACCCGCGAATAGATCGAGGTCGCACCGTTCGAGGTACCGTCCGCCCATGCCGTGAGCGCTTCGATCCCGAGCTTGCGAGCGCCGCTCCCGCTCGCGGTCGTGCTCGCGAGCGTCGAGACGATGCCGTTGATCACCGCGTAGAGCGTGCCAGCCGCGACCGTGCTCGCGTCCTGCCACGTCGCCGCGAGTTGCTCGATCCCGATCTTCCGCGCACCGCTCGCGCTCGCCGTCGTCGGCGCGAGGTCCGCGATGATCTTCGTGAGTTGCGCCGCGACCGTAGCCGCGGGATTCGTCGAACCGTCGGCCCACGCACCGCCGCCGGAGTAGTCGATCGCGGTCGCGTTGTGGCGATCCGCCGTCGCGCTCGCGTGGTCGTTGTAGAACCCGAGAAGTTGCCCGAGTGCATCCGCGAGCGACTCCGCGGAGATCGATCGCGGGTTGTCCGAGATCGAGAACACGACTTCGCGGCGCGCGGTCGAGATCATGCCGTTCGTGATCTGCGTCGTGCCGTACGTGATCGTCACGTCCGCGAGTAGGATCTCGTCCGCACGAAGCGCCGGCGCGACCGGCGTCACCGCTTCCGAGCCCTGCGCGACGTTCAGCCGGAACGACTCCGCGCGCTCGTAGTAGATCGTGACCGCGTTGCCGTCGACGCGGGGATCCGAGAGCGCGCGATCGAACTCTGCGAAGATCGAAAGGATCTTCGAGTTGCCCGGCGTGATCACCGTCGTAGCGACCGCCGACTCGTCGACCGAGAGATCGACGTTCTGCGTGCTCGCGATCGCGATGCGACTCCCGTTCTGATCGATCGCGACGCCCGGCCCCGAGACCTGCACCGTCATGTTCGGCGAGACCTGTTGCGTCACGTCGAGTCCGGCGACGACTCCGACGATCCCGAGGTCCGTGAACACGCGATCGATCGCTTCCTCGGTCTCGTCGAACGCTGCATCGAGTTCAGCCTCCGTGACCTTCTGCCGAAAGTAGAAATCTTTGCGATCCATGATGCGTGCTCCTTACGCGTGAAGAGTGAACTCGTCGCCGAGTTCGGAGAGACCAAGCTCGACGTGGTCGATCACCACCGGCGGAGTCGGTTCGTTCGTTCGGACGTGGTGAGTATGCGCCGGCTTGAGGTAGTCGACGATCGAATCGATCTGTGAGCGTTGCTCGTCCGTGAGAGTCACCGGCGAGTTCACCTCGAACGCGTAGAGCGCGAACGAAGACGACGGCGCGAGGTAGGTGTCGATCCCTAGCTCGTCTTCGCCGAGGATCCATCCTTCGTCGTTCAACGCCGTGATCGTGACTTCGACGCCGACGAAGAACCGGATCGCGTTGATGATCCCGACCTTCGTCCCTTTCTGCCGGTACATCGTGACGAGCACACGGATCAGCCGTCGCTTGTCGATCGTCGACAAGTCGAACGCGAACGGGTTCCCGAGCCCGATCAGCATTTGGTCGAGGTACGCGTCCGCGGCGGTGTCGACGTCGAGGATCTCCGGCCAGCGGTCGACGTCCGCGAGCAAGGTGTCGACCACTTCCTGCAAAATCGCGAGGAACTTGTAGAGATCGCGCGTCGTGTCTTCGTCGCGATTCAGCCTCGGGACCATCCACCACAAATCGAAGCGTCGTCGCGCATCCGCTTCCGGCTCGAACGCCACGAACGGCGCGCGATTGTAGGGCGAGATCGAGACGTTCCCGAACGCGTCTTCGACCCCGGTCGCTTCGACGAGGTACGTCGCACCGCGCGTGAGCGCGATCGACGTGCGGAGATCGTAGGTGTTCTCGTCGACCATCGTCGCCGAGACGATCGAAGCCTCGACGCTCGGTGCAGTCTGCCGCGTCAACGCCCACGACACGCCGGCACCGATGACCACGGGTTCGTCGAAGACGACGCGCACCGTGCTCGTATCGAGCGACGTCGCCGCCACCATGCGCGGCGCGGTCGTGTCTGCGATCGTGAACGACCACGCCGACGCGACTTCGATCAACGTCGCGGTCTCGCGAGACGTCACCGACACCGTCACGACTTCGAGCGACTCGAACGAAGCCGGTGGGATGATGTCGAAGCGCTGCGTGAACGCGAAGCCGCTCGGCTGCGAGATCGAACCCGACCATCCGAGTTGCCATCCGCCGACCGCACCGTCGTACGCGACGATCCCCGCGACGACGACACGCGTCGCCGTGAGATCGATGTCTCCGACGTCGGGCGCGATGATGTCGAATCGGATCCGAGTCGCGCTCGCGATGCCAGTTGCACCGCTCGCCGGGAATCGGTTCGCGACGAACGGCGCGGTCGCGACTTCGTCGACGACTGCATCGATGTAGACCGCCGGGATCGTGAGTTCGACCGGGTCGAATGGTCCGCCGGCGGGAGCGTCTACCGCGAGCCCAATGGACACGTCGTTCGATACGAGCCCACGAAGCGGGATCGCGAGGTCGTCGTGCGTCGTATCCTGCCCAACGTCGACCGCGATCGGGAGGTAGATCGTCGCTCCGAAGTCGTACGATCCGCCGAGTTCCCACGTCCACCCCGCCGGCATCGTCGACGTAGGCCCGACGACACGGGCACGAAGACGAACGACGTTCGATCCGAGCGGGATCGACTGCGCGAGATACGCCGCATCCCCGTCATTGAAGAACCCGGTCCGCCCCGGCTCTTCGGAGCCGAGCACGAAGACGAACGAGCCATCGGGCGCGACCCATCGCGTCGGAGCGATGCGCCCCGAGAGCGTTCCTAGTCGTCGTTCGAGTGTCCCGAGATCGGCCACGCCGCCCCCTCAGAGTTGCCGGTAGATCTCGACGTGGTCGAAGAACGCTCGCCGCGTCACGTCTTCCGTGCGGAACCCGAAGCCGCAACGCCCCGCGGTGTACGGCGCCGATCCGGAGTTCACTCCGAGCGCGTCGTCGACGAACTCCGCCATGCCGGCGATCGCGGTCCACACCGGCGCGGAGCCGATCGGGTTCGCGTTGAGGTCGTTCTCGAAGACCTGCAGCCGAACGTCGCCGTTCAGGTTGACGATCATGTCCAGGCGGAGGTGAACCCACTCGTCGATCGCCTTCGTCGTCGTCGAGCGGCGGAGCACTCCGGAACCGAGCGGCGCGACATCGGGAAGACCTCCGACGAGCGCGCCCTTGCGGAGCGTCACGCGCGACGGATCGCCGTCACCGAGTCCGAGGATGTAGCCGGAGTCGTTCACGCTCGGTCCCTGCAACCCGACGAAGAGCATCGGCGCGAAGCCCGTCGTACCGCCGCCGGGGTAGCGCTTCATCGCGCCGGTGATCCGCGCACCCTTCGCGGTCGGCGCGAAGCTCGCGAGGTTGCAGAACAAGCCGACCGCACCGATCGAGACGTCGAGCGAGTTGAATCCGAAGACGAACGAGCCGCCGCCCGACGGCGGTGTGAATCCAGCCGTCACGCCACGATCGACGCTGCCGATCGCGAGCCCGTCGTTCAGGTAGGTCCAATCCGCTTCCGCCATCGTTTCCTCCGCGCGTGTCTCCGACGAAGACACGCACGAACGCTAGCACGTAGGAGTCAGGAAAGGAACGAGAGCCAGAATCGAGAAGGGTCGCGCAACACGCGAAGCTCGCCGTTCGCGCCGGTGTAGAACGCGTGAGCCGGTCCCGCGAGCGTGAGAGAGACCTGGAAGGTGTTCGCCGCTGCCGTGATCACGTAGTACGCAACCCCGCCGGAGAGCCCAAGCGGCATCTCCCCGTCACTCTCGAACGTCACGCGCTCACCGTTCGCCATGCCGTGAGCGGTCGCCGTGAAGTCGACGGTCCCAGGGTTCGCGACGACGATGATCGACGCCGCGGTTTCCTCGAAGTCTTCGACCGCTTCCGGCGTCCCGCCGGTGTCGAAGCTCGCCGCCGTCGTCGACCCCATCGTAAACGCGTACGACTGGTTCGACGACCATCGTTCCTCGAAGTCTTCGACGTCTTCCGGTGTGCCCCCGACGTCGAAGCTCGCAGCGGTCGCGGAGCCCATCGCAAACGAGTACCCCTCGTTCGACGACCACTCTTCCTCGAAGTCTTCGACGTCGTCGAGCGTCGAGTCGAACTCCGCGTTCGTGCTCGATCCCATCGTGAACGAGTACCCCTCGTTCGTAGACCACCCCTCTTCGTAGTCCTCGAAGGTCTCGCCGGGGCTCACGCTCGTATCGAAGAGCGGCGCGACGATGTCGACGAGCGGATCGAACGCGAAGAGGTAGCTCTCGTTCGACGACCATTCAGCCTCGAACGAATCGAAGTCGTCCCGCGGGTTGCTCGTGCCGAACGCCGCGAGTCGTTCCGCGGTCGTCAGCACTCCGGAGGTCCACCCGTCCGCATAGCCGGGCAATCCGATCGCCGGATCCTCGAAGCTGCCGTTGACGACGTTCGCCATGCTCTACCCCTTCACGAGACGACGAGACCCGTCGAGCCGTCGCGGATCGTCACCGTTCCCAGGATCGGAAACTGCCGCGAAAGGATCGCGAGATCATCCCGCGCGCCGTTCAGTAGAAGACCGCTCGACCCCGCGTCGACCTTCCGCACGCCGGACACGTCACGAATGACGTTGAAGACGTCCGACCATGCGATCGCACCGTTCGGGTTGCCGTCTTCGTCGCGGAGGTTGTAGCCGAAGTCGATCACGATCTCGGATTCGTCGTCGGTCTCGACGTCCTCGATCGCGAAGACGTCGACGAGAGCCGCCTCGATCGCGTTGCGCGTCGCGACCTTGTTCGCGCCGCTCGCGAACCACACGATCGCCTCGACGTTCACGACGAGATAGACCGGGTCTTCGACCGTCACCGCGAACGTCAACGTGTTCGGATACGTCACGGTGACCATTTCGAGAACCGCGGCCTTGAGCGCGAGCGTCGGCACGCCGCCGCCAGTGGGCACGATGTAGAGCGATCCCGCGTTCTCGGAAACGCCTGCATCCTGATCGCTCGTGAGCATGAGCGCGCGCGCGACGCCGGCGACACGTCGCGCGTTGATCTCGTAGTCGTCGCGCGTGACCGTGCGCGTCAACGCGCGAAGCGACTCGGGCGCGAGCACTCGAATCTCTTCGACCGTCTGCCGGTTCAGCGCGCGCGAACTCGCGAGAGCGTTCGTCACCGAGACCGTGATCGAGTTCCCGAGCGAGTCGACGAACACGCCTTCGATTCGCCGCACCGAGCCGGGCTCGACGTAGCCCGCGGATCCGCCGCCGATCTTGTACGTCGCGGAGATCGTGCCCGTAGGGATCACGCCGTTGATCCCGTTGCCGAACCGCACCGTCGCGCGATCGTTCGAGTCGACGACGACCGTGAAGTGACGATCGGTCGAATCCGAGTCGAGGAAGGTATCGACTCGCGTGAAGGTACCGTTCGCCGCGACGATCGAGAGCGAGCCGTCGAGGAACGGCGTCGACGTCAGCCGGATCTCTTGATTCGGCTTCGCCGTGCTTCCGAAGGTCTCGGTCTTCCGCTCCGCGTTCTCCGCCGACACGTAGAGCGGTCCCGCGACCGCCGGAGGAAACACGAGCGCGGAGAGTGTCTCGAAGACCACGGGATCGACGATCGCCTCCGTGCGCGCCTTCGTGCGTTCGGGAATCGTGAGCGTTCCAGTCGGAGCCGGAGAACACGAGACCGCGAGGTCGACCGTCGAGACGGTGTTACCGCGCGGCACGAACCCGATCAGCTTGCACAACGCGAGGATGTTTCGACGCTGCGTGACTCGACCGATGAACGCTTCCGCCGCTTGGTTGTCCTGGTACTTCGTGAGCACGTCACCGACGAACGCGAAGAGTTCGACGAGAAGGTTCGCGAAGTTCGCGGTGTCCGCGTCGGTCCATTCGGGGAACACCGACGAGATCAGGCTTCGGAGCCGAAGCCGAAGCGCGTCGAAGTCTTTGTCCGTGTAGTCGGTCGACGGTCCGAGTAGAGCCATGGCGCGATCCTACTACGACCGGACCGGCTGCGCGATGTCCGCGGTCCCGCTCGTCACAACCCCGGCGCGCGATCGAAGCTCGTAGTGGATCCGGATCACGCACGAGCCATCGATCCCCGTCTCGTCCGATCCGAAGACGTCGACCTCGCGCACGCGGATCGACGGGAACCACCGACGAAGCGCGTCTTCGGCGTACACGCGCGAAAGCTCGCGCGTGATCGCGGTGTCGTTGCTATGCCGAACGAGGTGCACGAGCGAACCGAACTCGGGTCGCCATGGAAGCTCACCCTCGAACGTCTCCGACGAGCACCGAGTCCCGACGATCTGCCCGACCTTCGACGCGATCAGCCGCGAACCCGTACCGCTCGCGAAGTCGGAGACACCGTCACGAACGAACGGACGAAGCAAGCCGCGGATCGTGACGTACGACGACGACGCGTCGACACCGGCCACCGCCGCCGGCACGTCACCGCCGCCGACCACGGAAGCCGGCGGATTCGAGAGCGGCCACGAATACGTCGCCGGCATGGTTCAGACCTCTTCCCCGCTTCGATCGATCGCGAAGACTCGCAACGTCGGGCTCGCCGTCCATCCCGAGTCGGGAACCACCGCGAACCGGAATCCGCCCGCGATCATCGTCCGCGTCGACGCCAGCGCGAACCCGCCCAGGAACGAGTCGCCATCGTGAACGATCACCGTCAACCCCGTGGTCGGGTTGTAGACCGCGACGATCACTCGCCTGAACGCGCCCGAGTCGTCGACGACGTCGAAGACGATCGGCGTCGACGCCGTGATCGCCTCGCCCACCGGCGGAGAGACGATCGAAACGCCCGGAGGTTGCGCCGTCGAGGTGTACGCGCCGCCGTCGAGGATCGCGTCCGGTAGGATGAACTGCGAGTTGCCGTCCACGCTCGCCGCGACGTAGATCTGAAAGAGACCCGCCGGCCATCCGTTCGAGTTGCCGAGTACGATCCGAGTAATTTCCGGCGTAGGGTTCGATTGGATCGCCGTGTAGGGGGGCAACGGCACGACGCCGAAGACCGTGATCACGGCGAGATCGGCACTCACCGGCTGCGCGAACTCGTCCGCGTACACCGCGAAAATATAGAGCGACGAGAACGAGCTATCCGATTCGATGTCGATCTCGATCGTCGCATCCGGCGCGATCGTTCCGACCGGCGGATTCGCGAACGGAACCAATGCGAGCGGAACGTACGGATCCGCGGCGGTGTACGCGACGGTCGACGTCGACGCGTCCGTGCCGTTTCGTGCATCCGCCTTGATCGTGAAGTCCCCGAGCCATCCGCCGGCCGCGTGCGTGATCTCGTAGCGATAGCCGTTCGCGATCGCCGTGGTCGTGACCGCGAAGTTCGACCCGACCTGCAACGCCGGCGCCGCGCCGGATTGAAACGCGACCGCGTATTCGTTCTGAACCGCCGGAACCGCGCACCGAATGAGTTCGAAGAGCACGGCACCCGGATCGGTGATCTCGACCGTGATCGTTTGGCTGCGCGACACCGCGCCGGGAGCGGGAGAGATCGAGATCGTAGGGCCGGGCATGGTGCGATCCTACCACCGCGTCGCGATCAAGGCACCGGGATCGTGGCGCGAAGGTTCGTGAGCGCTTCGACGAGGTCGTCGAGCATCGTCGCGAGGTCGTCGAGCGTGCCCGTGGTCGCGTCGCCGGAGACCGTGATCGGCGGAAGCCCGATAAGCTCCGCGAGCGCGGAGATCGTCCCGAGCAACGGCTGCACGTCGCCCATGCCACACTCGATCTGCGCGCGGCGTGACGTGATCTGCGACTGCACCTCGACCGAGATCGGCCCGAGCGACGGAACCGTTTCCGCCAACGCCGCGACCTCGTCCGCTCTCGTCGCCAGCGCCGACAACGCCGTGACCTCGTCACGCAATCCGGCAAGGTGAGCGATCACGACGTCGATCACACCGAGGATCATCAACGGCACCGAAAGTTGCGGCACGAGCGACGCGAGCGCACCGGATTTCTTCACCACGTCGAGCACCGCCGCGACGACCTTGTCCGGCCGCGTGACCACCTTCGGCACCGTCTGCGCGAACTTCACGACCGCGAGAAGCGCGTCGAGGATCGCGAACACCGGACCGAGCGGGGCAAGAGCCGACGTCACCGCGGAGATCGTCGCGCGTGACGCTTCGAGCGGTGATGCACCGAGGTACGGCGCGGAACCCTGCACCGCGAGACCACCGGGGAGAGTCACGCGTAGCTGCGTGCATACGGTCGGGACCGCGCCCACGACACCGGAGAGATCGATCGTTACCGCCATCGTCGCACCCCCTCAGATCGGACCCGCGCCAGGAATCACCGGGCGCCCCGCGATCGTCACCGCGAGCCCGTCGATCGACACCGCGCCCGTTGCTTCGATGACGACCGCCGATGTCGCCTTCACGCGGAGCGCACGCTGGACACCGTCGTACGCGACACCGTCACCCGAGAGCTTGTCGCGAATCTCGAACGACTCACGCCCCGGTCGATCGTCGAAGACGAGCAAGAACCGCGGAGTCTCGAAGCACCGGATCTCGGGAGCTTCCGCCGGCGTCGCGTCACGAACCGGCGTCGGCGCCTGCGATGCGCCGCCGGGCGCGCCCCATTGAGCCGGCACGTAGAACGGGACATCGGTGTCCCCTTGAAGGAACCACACGCCGACCTCTGCACCGCTCTTCGGCACCGCGTAGAACCCGAGCCCGTCTTCGCCGCCGCCGGCGGATGCCAGCGGGAAGCACCATCCCGACTCGGGTTCGATCAAGCCCGCGATCCGAACCTTCACGCGACCGATCTTCAAGGGGTCATCGTTGCGCGTGACGATCCCCGTGTAGAGCGTACGGCGCGCCGTAGGTAGCTCTTCGCTCACGTTCCCCCCCTGCGTTGCGTGCGCGGGCGAAACGTCGTCACCGGCGCGGACGTGTCGCGGTCGAACACGACCACGGGTTCGAGCGCGTCGGGATCGGCCGGCGGCGCGGTGTTCTGCGCGCCCGTGTTCGCTTCCTCGCGCGCGGGAAGTTCGAGGTCGCTCGCAACGCGCGAACGTCGAGCGTGCCCACCGTGACCGTCGGAGATCACTTCGAGCGCGACCTTGTATGTTCCATCGTTCCCGAGCGTCGAGACTACGCGCTTGACGTAGTAGCGCCCCGAGAGACGCGAGCCGAGCCCCTCGACCGCGATCACGGTCTTCGCGAGCACGTACGGATCTCCGACGACGTCGAGCTTGAGCTTGATCGCCGCCTGCCGCGTGCGTCGGTTCTGCCCCACGGCTTCGCGATTCGCCGTCGTCGCATCCTGCGCGGAGGTCGGCGCGGTCTCTTCCGACGCCACACGTTCGTCGGCACTCGCTCGACCCGAGAGAGACGGCGCGGACGTGTCTCGATCGAACGTCACGAAGACCTCCGGCGAAGACGCGGTCGGCGAAGCCGCCGGCGTCCGCGGAGACGGGAGCGCCGCGATCGGCGCGAGCGTCGCGCGGTTCGTGTCGGTCTCGTTCGATGCCTCTTCGTCGATCTCGGTTCGCTCCGTGAGGTCGCGCCCGCGTCGACGGTGCCGCGCCTTCGGCTTCGTTATGTCGTCGTCGAGAGAGAAGTCGAGAACGTCGCCGCCTTCGCGATCGATGTAGTAGACGAACGTCCGCGTCGGAGCTTGGTCGACTCGTCGACGGTGGAAATGGAATCCCTCGTGGTCGACGTAGTATTCGAACCCTTCCTTGTCCGCGAGCCGTCGCAGTAGTTGGGCATCGGAGAGCCGAGCCTGCGTGATCGTCTCGTGCACGACCGGCGTCTCTTCGACGTCGATCGCGTCGTCACCGAACCCGGCTTCTCGTGCGAGCGTGCGCGCGACGTCGGAGTACCGCGAGTTCGAGAACGTGCGCGCGCGGATCGTCTTGTTCATCAAGATCGATTGCGCGACCGCCGTCACCGTGACCGACTTACCACCCTTGATCGACTGCACCACGCATCGGCGCGTCGGCGCCATGCGACCGGGATACCCCCACGACACGTCGAGAAGCATACCGTGCTTGAACGCGGGATCGTCGTAGAGCGCGAGATCGAAGTTGTCGAGCGTGAGCGTGACGCGATCGGCCTTCTGCTCTTCGTCTTCATACTTGAACGAGAGCACGCGGTCCGCGAAGTTATCGACGCGTACGACTTCACCGCCGTCGCCATCCGGTACGACCGCGACGTAGAAGATCGGAGACGAACGATCGGCGGTCGTCATCCCGACACCGCTCGACGCTTCTCCGAGAACACCTCTTCGAGCACTGTACGAAGCGACGGGATCACGACCACTGATCCGACGTCGAGCGCGAGCGTCGGATCGTGGATCGGTTCGGGCTGGAAGTCCGCGATGACCCACCACAAGCCCGCGGGGCGATCGATGCCGCGGAAGTAGCGAGCCGCGAGCGTCCACAACGTATCGCCCTCGCGAACGACGTGCTCGACGTTGTCGGCGAACTTGCGGTACCGGAACGGGTCGCCGCCGTGGAGCACGAGGTCGCCGGCGTCATCGGCGACCGCGGTCGAGAACGTGTATCGGGAGAACCGGCGCGGGGGCATGGTCGGGATCTTAGCCCGCGCGCGTGCTCGCGCCTAGCCGGCGTCGCGTGTCTTCGTCGGAGACACGCTCGGGAGCTACGTCGACGTCTCGCCGCCGTCGCCGCTCGCCGATGCGCGTCGCGACCCGCGGAGCCGAACCTCTTCCGAAGTGATCCGAGCGTCGCGGATTTCCTCGAAGTCGACGGTCGCGACCATGCGCGTGAGTCGAAGATCGGTTCCGAACGACTGATTCCGGAACACGACCGAGCCGACGACGCACGTCATCGAGAGCAACGTCGGCCACACGACGAGCACTCGCGGGGGAGCGCCTTCGCGAATCGACGACGCACCTTCCGATGGGTAGCAGAGAGACGCGAGGAAGTTCCGCCAGTCGCGGATCGCCATCGCTTCCGTGTTCGTGAACCCGCGCGAGTAGAAGTCGAACGCGAACCCGTGGTTCTCGGTCCCCTGGTATTGCAGAACCTTGTGCGACATCCCCGGCACCGTGAGCCGTTGCCAGTTGACCGAGATCTTTTCCTCGAAGTCGGTCGGGTTGTACTGCGCTTCGAGCGTCTCTCCCGTTCGCAGATTCGCGAGCGAGACCTTGCGGAGCGGAATCGCTTGGAGCTTCGACACGTCACACCCCCGGAGCCATCGACATGTTCGCCGCTGGCGTGAACGACTCTTCGGACATGATCGCACCGCTCTCCGAGACCGCGCGCGCGATCTCGCGACCGTCGACTTGGATCACCGTCGTCTGTTGCCGTGCGGCATCGCGACGCGCTCCGGTCCCCTGCAACGCGCGCGCGGTCGCTTCGGCTTGAAGCTCCGCCTCACGCGCGCGGTTCCGTTCCTGCTCTTGCGTCGGACCGTACGTCTCTTCACCACTTCGCGAGAGCGACGAGCCGAGTTCGCCGAGTCGGTTGTCGGCTTCGTTCGCACGCGTCTCGATTCGCGCGGTCGCGGCACCGCCTTCGCGAATCAAGCCGTTCATCCACTCGGGCCGGATCGACTCGGGGAGCGCCATCGCCATGCGGCCGAGCCCAGCGATCAAGCCGTCGACGACGAGCATGAACGCGTCACGAATCCCGAAGAAAATAGCGGCGATTAGCTGCCCCACGAACTTCACGGTCTCCCACAACGTCACGAAGATATTGATCACGAAGCGCACGACGTCGACGATCACTCCGAAGATCACGATCGCGGTCTCCGCCAAGTCGACGATCCCGCCGCCGACGAAGCCGAGCACGTTCCCGACGATCTCTCCGAACGTCGACCACCCGCTCGCGCTCTCACTCGTTCCGTTATTCACGATCCCGAGCGACTCTCCCAGCAGCACGATCTTGTCCCACACCGAAGAGAGAGCGTCGCCGACCGCGTCGAGCGACACGCCGCTCGCTTCCCAGCCTTCCGAGAAGCCCGCGATCGCACCGCTGCCGATGTCCATGAGCACGCGACCGAAGTCGAGAACCCATGTCAGCACGTCGCCGATCACCGCGCCCACCGCCGCGCCCACCGTCGCGAATCGTTCGAGCGGTGTCGTCGCCGCGGTGTCGACCGCATCGCCGGCGAAGCCCATCGCCTCCGCGAGACGATCGAATGCTGCACCCGCGGCGTCGAGCGTCGGACCCATCGCAGCGACCGCGGCGTCGATCCCGGCGGAGATCCCAGCGCCGAACTCTTGCGCGCGCACGTAGAGCGCGTGGAAGGTTTCGATGAACCCTTGCACGCCGGCACCGGCCGCGCCGAACTCTTCCGCGACTTCGCCCGAGAGATAGCCCTGCCCGATGATCTGCCCCATCGCGCGGAACACGAGCGACACGTTCGACCATAGCTGCCGGAACGTGTCGCCGATGCCGCCGACGTTCTCGTCGATCGCACGTTTCAGCATGTACGCCGCGCCGGCGATGCCGACGAAGAGCAACGCGTAGGGGAGCAACGCGACGAAGAGCCCAGCCGCCGCCGACGCCGCCGACGCCATGAACGGACCGACGATCGCGATCGCCGCTCCCATCGCCATGAACGCGCCCGCGATCGTGAGCACGACGCCGATCCCGACGACGAACCGACCGATCATCGTGCGGAACTCCGCCGGCATCGAACGGATGCCTTCCGCGATCATCCGCACCGCTCCGAGGATGCCCTCGACCAACGGTCGGAAGACCGGCGCGAACGCTTCACCGACCACGATCCCGAGAGTCTCGGTCGACGCCGCTAGCTGCTGCTGTTGACCCGCGAACGTGTCGAGCACGCGGTTCGAGAACTCCTCCGCTGCACCCGCTGCACCCGTCATCTGCGTGCGAAGGAAGTTCATCGCTTCCGCGCCGTGGAGCACGTTATTGTTCGCATCCGAGACACCGCGACCCGAGAGACGACCGTAGACGTCGGTGACCGCGGAGACGCCGAAGCGCCCGAAGAGTTCGGTCGCGAGCGCTGCGCGCTCCGCGGGATTCTGGATCCCCGCGAGCGCTTCGCCGGCCTCGTATGCGATCTCCATGAACGGACGGAACCGCTGCGTGCCATCGGCGAGCGTCTCGACGACGTCGACTCCGAGAGACGACTTGATCCCCTCTGCATTGTTCGACATGAACTGCAACGCCGACGAGACCGCGGTGCCCGCGACGCTGGCGTCCTTGCCGGCGTCGACCATGAGACCGAGCGCGGGGAGCATTTCTTCGATGCTCTGCCCCGTAAGCTGCGCGCCGCGACCGACGTTCGACATCGCGATCTGCATGTCCGCGCCGGTCAAGTTCGTCGCGTTCGAGATCCGCACGAACTGATCTCCGACCATTTCCGCCGCATCGCCGGCGAGCCCGAAGACGTTCACCGCCGCCGCGATCGACTGCGCGGATTGCTCGATCGAGACGTTGCCAGCCGCCGCGAACCCGAGCGTCGAGTTCAGCATGTCCAGCGATTGCGACGCGTTGAAGCCCGACGACGCGAGAGCTTGGAAACCTTGCACCGCCTGATCCGGCGTGAACTTCGTAGAGAGTCCGACGCCGATCGCAGCTTCGCGGAGCATGTCGACTTGGTCGCTCGACGACTGCGCGATCGCACCGATGCGCTGAACCTCTTGCTCGAACGTACCCGCACGCGTCGCCGCTGCATACGCACCCGCGAGAGTCACGACGCCGGTTCCGAGAATCGCAGCACTCGCGCCGAGCGCGCCGAGGTTCCGCTGGTAGCTCGCGTTCGCCCGCAACGCGGCTTGATCGAGCCCCGAGAAGTTGCGCGCGAGGTTGCCGATCTGCCCGCTCGCCATGTCGCGAGCCGTGAAGACGAATCCGAGACCGAGAGAGTTGAGCGCCACGTCGAAAGACTACGCCCCCCGACCGCGAAGGTCGAGGGGCACCGTGCTCGGGCTCGCCTCCCGCTACCGCTGCCGCCCTGCGTTTCGTATCGCGGCGGCTTCGGCCTTGCGATTCGCGTCGAGCTTCTCGACAAGGAACCGAGCTTCGTCGATGTCCATGTCGAGCACGTCGGCGCGCGTGAACGTGTATCCCGAACCACCGTGCGCCACGTAGCAGAGACGAGCGAGCGTGTTCGAGACGAAGTCCGGATCTACTTCTCCGAAGACGCTCGTGCGCGCTTGGTCTTCGGAGTCCAGTAGCCCGGTCCCCCGAAAGGGATCTCGACCTCGAACTCGCCGCACCGCTTGCACTCGATCGAGATCGACGTGTGCACGCCGCCGCTCACCGCGTCGAGTTCGTCGCGGAGCCCGAAGACATCCGAGAGATCGAGCGTTTCGAGCCACGGCTTGACCTCGTCTCGGTCGAGACCTTCGACCGAGCGAAGCCGATACGCGAGACCCGCGATCAACGGATCTTCGTCGTCCGCGTTCAGTAGCTTCGCGACTCGCTTCTCGTCTTCCGCCGTGAGCAGCGTGAACTCGATCCGCTTCCCCGCGAGCGTCGTCGAGAACCGCTCGCGCGCCGCGTGCTTCTCGATCGCGATCTTCGGATAGCGCTGCACTCGAAGATCGGGAAGCTCGACCGTCCACGCGACGCGCTTGCGGCACGCCGGGCAGTTGGCGTCGAACTCGTACGAGTCGCCGTGTGTCGCGCACCGAACGCGCATCAACGCGTAGAAGCGATCACCCTGCAACGCCGTGGTCTTCCAGTTGAACGATCCCGCCGCGTACGCCGGACCGGGATCGATCACGTCGACGCACGACGTCAGCACCTCGTCGAACGCTGCGCCCGATGCCACCGCCTTGCGGTCGCTCAGAAACTTGAACTCGCGGAGCTTCAACCCGCGCACCTGAATCCGAAGCCCCGAAGGGCATACGATGCCGTTCTCTTCCATGTCTTCCCCTACCTGCGAAACGAATCCGGGGTGTCGTAGTAGCCGAGCAAGAGCACCCGACTACTACGACACCCCGAGAACTTACCACGCGCGCGAACGCGCGCCGATCACTTGCGGATCTTCGGCTCGAAGTCGTCGATCACGAGCGTGACCGAGGTGATCAGCTTCTCGTCGCTGGACGAATCCCAATCGCCCGCGACGAACTTCTGCGGCCACGCGCCGACGCACGCCCACCGCTGCAAGACCGTCCCGTCGCGATCGAGTTGCACGATGTCGAGGTTGCGCTTGTAGCCCGGATCCGCGGCACCGGAACCACCGACGCCGGCCGAGATCTTCGCGGTCTCCTCGAACCACGCGTAGAGTTCGAGATCGTCGGTCGCTCCCCGTTCGAGGGTGACGTCCGAGATCGTCGCACGTCCCGGCGACTTGTCGGGGATCATGCTCCCGCCCTCGTAGTGCTCGATCTTGGCGAGTTCCTTCGAGAGTTCGGAGCACTTCGAGAAGCCGGCGTACGTGACGCCGTCGATCTCGACGCGGAAGAGGAACTTGTTGTGGTACGCGCGCGGCTTGCCTACGGTTGCCATGTCTTACGCTCCGATCATCCGTTGAGCGCGGCTTCGAGCGCGCGCGTGTCCTGCGAGAACCGAAGGACCACCCAGTCGTTCGGCTTGTTCGTGGCGAGACCGATGCGGCCGATCATCTGCCCCGCGAAGACCACGGGGTCCGTGTTCAGCCCGTCGCCGAAGTCGACGAAGAACGCGGTCGCCGGATCGTCGGAACGGAACGCGCCGACGCGCATCTGGTCGCCGAGGAACTTCTCGACCGAGCGCTCCGCACGCCGGCGGAGCGCCGGCGTATTGTTCGAGTGACGCGCGAACTGCAGCCCGACCTTGATCGACTGCTCGATGAAGATCACGCCGCGCCGCTCCGCCACCGTCGGGAAGTTCCCGCCGCTCTTGAGCGTGCGCGTCCCGTCGATGTACCGCGGCAGTCCGCGATCCGTGGTGAGCGGGTTGATCCGCTTGGGGTAGACGAGGTCGCGCTTGCGCTCGTCCAGCGTCTCGTCGGTCTCGAAGCCGAGCACCGAGCGAAGGATCCCGCGCTCGACGCCGGCCGGAGGCTGATAGACCCCGCCCTGCTGCGACGCATCGGTCCGCGCGTAGACGCCCGCGACGATCCCCGAGTGAGGAACCACGATCTGCTCGTCGTTCCCGAAGACGCCGCGGTTCGGGTTCAGCACCTTCACGCGCGGCCAGTAGATCGCACCGAACTCGCTCGATTCGAGAAGACCCGCGGTCGTCTCGACGTAGTCGACGATCTGCACCGCGGAGAGACCCGAGGGGCAATCGAGCACGTAGAAGACCGAGCCGTTGCGCCAGACCTCGCAGTAGGTGATCCCGGCATTGTGCACCGCGGCGGTCGCACGCCCCGAGGTCGAGAGGATGCGGAGATCCGAGACCGCGTCGAGCGCGTAGAGCCCGGTCTTCGACACGCTCGATCCGATGTAGTCGGCGTCGACGATGCCCGAGAGCCCGTCGTTGCCACCCGCCATGACGCCGGTCGTCTGGTTCGCCGGCCGACGATCGGTCGCCGAACCCGAGATCGCGAGGTCGGTCGCGATGACGATCGGCGATCCGATCACCGAATCGTTGACCACCGTCTCGACGTACCGATCCGCGGTCTCGTCCATGGTGAGATTCGGGAACGTCTGCACCACGCGCCCGTCGTCGAGCACTTGGAGATCGAACTCCGACGCGACGCCGCTCGACGCATCCGACACTCGGAACGTGAGCCGGTTCGCGTAGGCGCCATCATAGCGCCCATCGAAGCGAAGCGTCGCGACCGCCGCGCCGGTCGAGCCGGTGTGCGTGGCGTTGTCCAGCCCGAGTTCGTCGTCCGCCGTGCTCGACGCCTGCACGAGAACCGACGACGAAACGCCGGTCGTGTTCGACGTCACGCGCACCGCGCCGCCGACGTCCGAGACCGTGCACCCCGCGACCGCCGCCTCGACGATGGTCTTGACCTCGGCCACCGTCACCGCGTCGACGTTCGAGACGTTGCCGCCGCCAGCCGTGTTCCCGGTCGTGAAGCCGAGCGCGCCGTTCGCGGTCCCGCCCGTGACGTTGATCCCCGAGCCCGTACCGCGACGGTCGCTCGTGAGCCGAACGGCCGAGCCCGTGTCGCTCGCGCTCGCGCCCGCGATCTTCGCGTTGATCACCGCCGCGACCTCCGCACGAGTCGCCGCACCGATGGCGACGAACTCCGACGTGAGGAACGCGATCGTCTGCACCGCGCCGCCGTTGACGGAGACCGTCAACGTCTGCCCGTTCGAGAGCGCGAACGGACCCGACCCGGAATCGCGCGACGCCGCGGTCGCGCTGAACGTCGCGGTCGCCGGACCACCGGCGTCGATGTCGACGACGAGCGTGTCGCCCGGTTCGAGGTCGAACGGGCCGACGTTCGCCCCGAGCACGGTTCCCGCGGTCGGGGCAGTCGCGCCGGTGTTCACGTCCAGCGTTGCGGCCGCGCTCGTCTTCGTCGCAGCGCTCGCGGGGTTCGTGTAGTGCACGGTTCGCACCGCGTACATGAGTTGCCCGCCCTCCTCGAAGAACCCGCGCGCGATGTGCGGCAGATCTGCGTTCGCGGTGTCGCGCCCGAAGATCCGATCGAAGTCCTCGAACGAGGTGAGCGCAGTTGCGACTCCGATCGGTCCGCGTTCCGCGACACCGACCGCTCCGAAGATCGCGGTCGGGACGCCGGGAATCGCTCGGATCCGGGGCTCTTCCTCTTCGATGATCACGCGACTCGCGCCGCTGCCCGCTGCCTGCGTCATGCCTGCCTCCGATCGCCCTTACCGGGCGCATCCTTGCGACGCGAAGCCGCGTCTTCGTTCGTCGTCTGCGTCGCCGGCGAATCCGTCGACGTGATCTCGTCCTCCGCGCGGAGCTTCCTCGCCGCGATCAGCGCCGCGACCTCGGGACACCTCACCACCGAAGGGTGGAATCCTCCGCGCGACTCGCCGTGAAGCAACGTCACCGAATCGGGGATCACGAGTCGACGATCTTCGAGGTGCACCTCGCCCGTCTTCTCGACACGCGTGCGCGCGTAGACCCGACGAATCGGTGAGACCTCCCGCGTCAGGTTGAACGTCAGCGCGGTTCGGGACGTGTTCACGAGCTTGGTCGACAAGTTTCCTCCGATGCGGGCGATGGTAGCACCGTCTCGCCGATCACGTCGAGACGACCTCCGACGAGAGCGAGGGGTCGCTCGTCACGAGGGGGCGAAGGGTGGTCGTCATGTCGCCGACGAATCCGGGAAGATCGACGATGTCGACGCCGATCACCGCGATCGTCATGCTCGCGGAGTACACGCTCGACCGCGTCGCGCGCGACTGCACTTCGGGGTTGCCCTCGATCGCGAGTTCGTACGACACGACCCCCGTCGGCGAGCCGTGGTCGACGGTAAGGCGCTGCGCTCGATTCATGGACACGATCGCAGCGTTCAGTAGTTCGAGCGTGGGGATCGCCGCGTCCATCGCGACCGTCACCCCGAAGACGAGATCGAACGTCTTCGGGATGCGGTACTCCGCGACCGAGCCTTCGTCGACGTCCGACGTCACCGGCGGCGCGGTCGGGTCGACCTGCTCACGATGAAACGGGTTCTCGCGAAGTGTGGGTCCGGTGAGGAAGAGGATCGGGAGTTCGGTCTCCGCGACCTTGCGGAGCGCATCGATCGGATCGTCGTCGAAGTCGACGTGCTGCGTGTAGACCACGTTCGGCATGATCCACCGCTTGAGCGAGCGAATCAGCGCGCGAACGATCGTCGTCAGCCTCGACTCGCCCGTGAACTTCGGTCGTCGGAACTCGAATCCGCCGGCGACGACTGCGCGCCCGAGCACCGCGCCGAAGTCGTCGACGTTCAAGACCTCGACGTCGACCGTTCCTTCGTCGTGCTCGGGCAACGTCACGACGAGTCGCGTCGACGATGCCACGCGCACGAGCCGCGCCGGCACGACGCCGAAGTTCACGATCACCGAAGGTGCCGGCGGCGGTGTGATTCCAGATCCCGAAGGTGCCGCCGTCGTCGGCTGCCGGAAGTTCGACCCGACGATCTCGACCACGGCGAATCCGCCGGTCGATCCGATGGTCGGGGCGATGCTGCTAACGATCGGCGTCATGCGTGGATCCTATCACCGCGGAATCGGGATGCCGAGTTGCCCGAAGTCCCCGCCCATGTTCAGCCCGACGCGTGCGAGGAAGCGCTGCCGCACGTCTGCGGGCTTGAAATGCTTCTCGGCCACTGGACGAATGAACGGCCGCGCCGGGATCCGAATGATGACGAACCCCTTTGACGCTTGCCCGTATTGGCTCCGCGTTCGCGTGAACCGACCGCGCGAGTCGCGACCGCGTTCGCGGTTCATCAAGTGGAGCAACGCGCGCATCTTCGGCGTGATTCGGATCACGATCGGGTTCGACCCGAACTCGTGAACCTCGGCCACGTTCGCGAGCGATCGACCATCCTTCGCGCGAGCGCTTTTCAGCACGCCGACGAACGAAGCTCCCGCGCTCACGCGGCGCACCGTGATCGAGTTGCGGAGATCGCCACGAACGATCAACGCCTTCGTCCCTCGGAAGCGCCGAAGCTCTCGCATCTTCAACGTGCCCGGCGCCAAGGGTCGGAACGCTTTCCCACCGGGCGCCTGCTCTCGGATCCCTTCGACGATCAGGCGCCGCATGTAGTGCGCTTCCTGTTGCGTCGCGAGATCGAGCGCGCGTCGAACTCGACCCGGTGCGGTCGCGAGGATGCGCCGCGCTACGGGCCATTGTCCTACGCGAAGAATCGGCACCGTTCAGCCCTCCGGCGACTTCGATCGTTCCTGGAAGCGAGCGAGCAAGAGGTTCCGCTGCCTTCCCGCGAGACCGTACGAGCGAGGTTGCGCCATGGTGCAGAACAACCCATCGCCCGGCATCGCCTGCATGACCTCACGCGACGCCGGATCGATGATCGCGACGAGTCGATCCGACTTCCGCGGCACGAGCGCGTCTCCAGTCGTCGCGTCGACGTACCCGAGTCGTTCGAGGTCCGCGAAGTGGAAGACGAGCGAGAGCCCGGTGATCGGATCGTCGCCGCTCGCGACCATGCGAAGCGTCTCCCATTGATCGTCTTCGACCTGCGCGGGGAGATCGATCGGTTCGAGTTCTACACGAGCCGATCGCCCCGCTTGCGTTCCATCGTCGACCCTTCGCGGTTCGCGGAAATCGGGATCGTACCCGTCGACGATCGCCCCGTCACCATCGGGATCGACGACCAAGGTCGAGCCGGTGTCGTACCGCGCGATGCGCACGAGCACCGGACGAATCAGCCGACCTCGATAGCTCACGTCCGCGCCCCTACCGTGAGGTCTCGAACGTCGATCCGCTCACGCACTTGGATCGGACGAACCAATCCGCCGCTCGTCGTCAGCCGCACGTCGAGCACGCATCCGAGTTGCGCGACGATCCCGCCCGTCTGAACCGCCGTGAACGACACGCCCACCGTCCGATTGGTGGTCGACGTGATCGACGCCGTGCCCGTGAGTAGAAGCTCTTCGCTCGACGAGTGAAGACGCACCGCGACCGAACCCCCGACGAGTTCCGAAGAGACATCGGCGGGAGTTCTTCCCGCCGTCGGTTCGACGATCAGCGTCGCTTGCCAGTCGCACCCGCGAACGATCGGATCTAGAGCCACCGCGACCTCCTACCCTACGACTTACCGCCGCGAGCATAGCGCGGATCGACGACGCCGCCGATCCGTTCAATGCCGATCGCACTTCCGCCGACTCTCTCGGTCGTCGAATCGACTCCGCCGACCGCGTCGACCGAGCGCGAAGCACCGCCGGCCGCGAGGAACGCATCGAACGCCGGTCGACCCGAGAGCACGCCGACCACGACACCGCCGCTTCGCACGATGCCAGTCGTCGGATCGAGCACGAGCGTCGAGACCGCGAAGCCGCCACGCGCGAGCCATGCCGCGATCTCGTTCGACGCGACAAGCTCCGACGTCGTGACGCCGCCGATCGATAGGTACGCGCGAACGCGACCGGCGCCTACCGAATCGAACGCGAACGCAACGCCGGGATTCAGCCCGCGCGCTACCAAGTCGGAGCGCAATCCGAGCCCATGCGTGATCACGTAGGCGCCCCGCGTTTCGTCTGCACACCTACCGCCGTGCGCACGAGTTCGCCGTCCTTCGTCGCGAGCGGCCACGAACGGATGACCGCAAGCCCGGCGTCGTCGTAGAGCTTGAGCGCTTGCGCATCGATGTCGACTTCGAGCCGGTTGTCCGTGATGCGTCGGATCAGTTGCACCGCCGCCGCGATCGAGTCGGGATCGCTCGCGTCGAGTTCGTCGAGAAGTGTCGCACGAGCGGAGGTGTAGCCCTGCGCCGTCATGCCCGCTTGAACCTGCGTGACGATGCTACCGCCGGCGATCTGCGTGAGGCTCGACCGTTCGAGGTTGATCTGGATCTGGAAGACACCGAGCGTCGGCGCGAACATCGAAACACCTTCGACGTCGGGGTAGACGTTACCGACGATCGTTAGCTCGTGCGCCGCTTCGCGTGGACGAATCCGCCACCCGCCGGCGGTGTTCAGGAACACGTAGGCACCCGCCTTCTTACCGCCGCCGATCGCGTTGCTACCGAACGACTCGACGAACGCCTCGACGTACTTCGAGCCATCGTCGCCGACGACCCAATCCGTCCAGCGCGAATAGATCCCGTCGATCGCCTCGACGGTGTCGCCGTCGCTTGCTTCGAGGATGATCCGATGGTTGGAGCCGTCGAAGATCATGGGTTGAGGTACTGCCGATCTAGCTGCTGCTGAACCGGAACCGTCGTGTCGGCAGTTGTCGAGAACGAGAGAAGTCGAAGGTTCTGATACGCGAGCGAGAGAATCACGATATCGACGCTCGTTCCGCTCGGAAGCGAGAACGTATGCGATCCACTTGTGACGTTCTCCGCGCCGGTGCCGCTTCGCTCGGTCGTCGTACCAGCGTTGAACACGCGGACCTCACTCGGGTTCTTCAAGCCCGTGAGCGTGACCGAGACGTTCGAGTTGATCGTCGTGCTCGCGCCTGCGCCGTTGCGAACCGTCGGCGTCGAACCGCCGCCGGTGATATTCAACGTGACCAACCCGCCGCTGTTATTGTAGATCGCCGCGCTCGTCGTCCCGTCTGCGCCGTAGCCGGCGAAGAGGTTGCCGTCGAACGTGTACGTGCCAGCGGCCGTGATCACGATTGCGTGGCCGGTTCCTCCCGTATTGTCGAAGGTGCAATCGGTGATCGTGCTCGGGTTCGCGGTCGTGATCATCGAAGACCCCGCCGCGGTCGGATGCGAAGAGAACGAGCACCCGTCGATCGTTGCTCCGGCGTGCGTGATCGTCTCGGTCGAACGGACGACGCAATCCTGCAGCGTCACCTTCGACGTCAAGAGCATCGAACGGAACCCGGCGAACGTGCATCGCGTCCACACGCTTTGCGACGTCGCGGTCGTTCCGAACACTTCGAGCACCGGCCGCGTGTCCGGCGACGTTCGCCCCGCTCCGAGGAACTGAATCCCGGTCCACGTCACGACGTTCGATGCGTTGCCGAGGTCGACCGTGATTCCCGAGAAGCCCACGTCCGCGAGGTGATCCGGGAACACGAGCACGCGATTCGAATCGGTGAAGACGGTAGCGGTAGCCGTGAGCGTACCGCTCGCCGATGTCGCACCGATGATCAGCCGACCGCGGACGAACAAGATCCCGTTCTGCGTCGTCACGTACCCGAATCGCCCAGCGGCTACGGTCCCTTCGTCGTCGGTCGTGAAGTCGGGGAACGCGCCATCGGGATCCGTGCTCGTGCCCCCGGTGAGGTAGAGCCCTACGCCGATGTCGACCGCGTCGAGCACGAGGTTCTCAGCCTTCGACGCCGCCGAGAGATTGCCGACGCATCCGAAGTAAGAACACGCCGCGAGGTTCGGCGATCCGGTCGTGCTCGTTCGATGCGCTGCGACGTTCGGATCGATCGGGATGATCAGGAACCCGCCGCGCGGCGGATAGAGTTCTGCCGCTGCCGACGATGCGACTCGATATGCGTAGTACGCACCCGTTCCCGAACCGACGCGCACGTCGAGACCCGTCGCGTTCAAGGCGGCGTAGTTCGTGACCGCGACCTTGACCATCCACGTCTTCCGACCCGTCGCCGTGAGGTTTCGATTCGCTCCCGTCGTCGTGTAGAAGCCTGCCGCCGTCACCTTGCGCGAGATCGCACCGACGCCTTGGTAGTAGATGTCGGGCTCCGTGACCGCGCCCGGACCGCCACCGATGCCGGACACGTTCGTCAACGCGTCCATCGCATCGGCCCGGAGCGAATCTTCGGCGACGGCGACGGCGACCACGGATCAGACCTTCGCGGTCGTCGACGGCGTCGACTCGGGATCGGACGGCTTCGCGAGCGGATACTGCTTGCCGGCCTTGCGGAGCGAGTAGCGCTCACACGACGAGCGCTCACACCGCTGCACGGTGCCACGCACGCCCATCGAACGATGGTCGACGAGTTCGCTTCCGTTGCAGTACGGGCAGAACCCCGCGAGCTTCGGCGTGACGATCTCAGACATTGTAAATCTCGCCGACGACGGAGAACGTGATCGACTGGAACGCGCCCGGCGTACCGTAGCCGCGCTCGACGAGGTACATCGCGACGCGCCAGTCGCGCGGCATCTTCCCCGCCTGCGACGACTTCGCGCTGAACTCGTTCCCGTCGAGGTCCGCGTCGATGTCCGGAACTCCGACGTCGACGACGACGAGGTTCGGCTGCATGACGATGACGTGCTCGCGTGCACGACGCGTGTCGCGGAACGGCACGAACGACCGTGCGATTCGGACCCACGCGTTGTCGTACTTCCCTTCGATCGCAGTCTCGACCTCGTAGTTCCGCGGCGCGTCGCCGAAGTCGGGAACAATCGCCGACATCTGGACGTGTGCGCGGATCGAGGTGAGGTCGTTCGAATTGTTCTGTTGGGCGGAAGCCCACAAGAGATAGCGACCGTTCGCGTTGACTCCGGCACCCGAGTTGGCGTCGATTGCGCTCCGTGTGAGATTTGTCGCGAGAGAGAAGTTCGTCGGCATGTCTCGACCTCAGATCAGGGGTTGGCGTAGTTACGTTCGAGCGCGGCGACGAGCGACACCGTGTTACTCGTCGAGCGCTGGATGGTCCCGGTAGCGCGCACGTACTGCCCCGACGTCAAGCCGATAGCGACGACGGTAACGTCGGCATCGGTGCCCGGCGTGCGTCCGCCCTGCGAATTGTTGTCGTAGTCGTAGGTGAGCGAGATCGAAGGCTGTCCCGCGATGTTCCCGGTCATGTCGATCCCGTCGTTGTCGTCGACGAGCGTCGCACCGCTCTCGCCGAAGTCGTTCGATGCGCCCGGCAGGGTCGTGTAGTAGACCCAAAACTTCGCGGCGGTGTCGCCTTGAAGCACGGTGCCGATGTTCAACGTGAGCGTCGCGACGAACGGATACGTGCGCGCGATCCCGCTGTTGTCGTAGAACGTGAGACGGTTCGTGTCGTTCGCCGAGAAGCCCTCGATGATGACGCCGGAGCCGCCGCCGTTGGGATTCGTCGGGATGCTCGCGCCGCATACGAGCGTGTCTCCGACGAACTCCAAGAGTTCGTCCGCGACCTTGCCGGTCACGGTTCCGCCGGTCGCGTCGATGTCGGAGTTCTGTCGCAGCTGGTACTGGATCTTCGTGTAGATCTCTTCGGCAGTCGCGACGATCGGGGTCGCGCGCTGCAACGTGAACGAGACGTTCGACGCCGTCGCCGGGAAGGTGCCGGTGATGGTGACGACGGTCGCCGTCGGCGTGCCGCTGATCGTGTACGTGCCGGCCGCCGCGCCCTCGTGAACGACGAGCGTGCCGCCCGTGTAGTTCGAGCCCGTGATCCCGCCCGCGGCACTCGTGAGCGTCGCACCACCCGACGACACCGACCCGTCGACGCCCGAGTGAGTGCCGACGTCGACGACGATCCCGAAGTTTCGATCGGTCGCCGAATCGACATCGCGCGTGAAAGCCTGCGAGAAGTAGCGGATCACGATCTGCGTGAAGGGCGAGTTCGCTGC